CTAGAAAAAAAGGAAGTCCTAGAAAAAAAAAAAGTTCTAGAAAAGGAAGTCCTAGAAAAAAAAGAAGTTCTAGAAAAGGAAGTTCTAGAAAAGGAAGTCCAAGAAGAAGAAGTCCAAGAAGTAATAGTCCTAGAAGTAATAGTCCTAGAAGAAGAAGTCCAAAAAGTAATAGTCCTAGAAGTAATAGTCCTAGAAGAAGAAGTCCAAGAAGTAATAGTCCTAGAAGTAATAGTCCTAGAAGAAGAAGTCCAAGAAGTAATAGTCCTAGAAGTAATAGTCCTAGAAGAAGAAGTCCAAGAAGTAATAGTCCAAGAAGTAATAGTCCTAGAAGAAGAAGTCCAAGAAGTAATAGTCCTAGAAGTAATAGTCCTAGAAGAGAAAGTCCTAGAAGAGAAAGTCCTAGAAGAGAAAGTCCTAGAAGAGAAAGTCCTAGAAGAGAAAGTCCTAGAAGAAGTAATAATCCTAGAAGTAATAGTCCTAGAAGAAGTAATAATCCTAGAAGAGGAATTCCAAGAAAAGAAAGTCCTGAAAGAATGAAAGAAAGTTATTCTGATGATTCAGAAGATGAAATAAATAAAATATATCGTAAATCATTAAATAAGGAACAAGATGTAGAGTTAAAAAAAATTATTAAAGGGTTAGAGGAAGATGTTGCAATGAAAATTGGTCATATAGAAGAAGGTAAAGATACAGGATTAGAATTTGATATTAAAGAAGAAATTAAACAACAAATGTTAAAAGAAATGCGAATGGAAGTGAAAAGGAAAGTATCAGAATATTTAACTAAAATGATTGCAACTAAAGTTAAAGATAATATTAATTATGAAGAGTCGTCCGTATTTCAAGACACCGTTCCACCATTTTATCATCCGGGCATTGTTTTACCATAAATTTAAATTAAATTTAATAAATTTAAATTTAATTTAATTAATTTTAAATTTATTTAGTAATTATAGAAATTGTACTTTTACCACTTCTTTTACGTCTTTTTGGTTTGCCGTCTGATCCTAATGTAATACTTGCAGATTCTATTTTATCTGAACTATTACTTGATTCATTACTTTCTGATCTTATACTAACTCTTTCTTCAGTAGAATCATTTAATTCATTTAATACTTTATCTGCTTTAATGGCAGCATTCTGAGCTTTAATTCTATTTAATATATTATTCAAATTACCTTGATTGGGTTCATTATCTTGTTTTTTATTAGATGTTTTATTAGATGTTTTATTATTATTCATTTTGTTTATTTGTTCTTGAATTTGTTGATTATTATTAGTTACTTCGTCTTGAGTTTTTTTTAATTCTGTAAACCTAGATTGTTGCATTTTTAATTTTTGCATTTGTTCATACATTTTTTGTTGTGTATCTTCTTGAGTTTCTTTTTCTTTTCCTTGATTAGATATATTTGTATTAATTGCTCCTTGTAATTTAGATAATAAATCAGGATTACTTTGTAAAACTGTATCTAACCCCGGCAATGATTCTGCCATTTTTTTAGATGCATGGAATGATGCTGCACTGGCTGAAACCATTAATAAAAGTTTAATTTCAGGTTCCATTTGCTTACCACTTCCTTTATATTTTTGATATAATTCTCCAAATACTGAATTATAAGAATCTTTATTTAATTCCATTTGCTCAGACCAACCTTTTAATTTTAAACTAAATGGGTCATAACTTTCATTCATAAATTCTAATGCAGTAATTGCATTTACCATAAAATTTTTACCCAATTCTACAGCATCGGTTTTTTTTTGATAATTATTCCAATAATCAACTTCAAAACACATTTCGTCATAATTTGAATTAAGATTATAATCTTTTGTTAGTGTTATACCTGTTCTTTTAATAGATAAAAGTTCTGCAAATTTTTCCATTTTTTTGAATCTTCTAGTATTTTTATCAAGCATGTGAAATGGCACATCTTCCATTTGATTTAATTCATTCATTGATGGAATTTTTTTTTTATCAGTTTCACTTGTTTTATTAATTTCACTTGTTTTATTAATTTCACTATTTTTATTAATTTCACTATTTTTTATATAATCGTGAACTGATTTTTTTTTAATAAAATCATTTTGTTCATGTTTATTTAACTGAGTAAAATTTCTATCATTATTGCCCTCATTATAAAAATTTGGTGAATTTTCATTTGTAAAATTATCAGTATCTTCGGAAATAATATTATCATCATCATCATCATCATCATCATCAGCGTCTTCAACAATATTAGATTCTGAAACAGATTTGCCATCTTCATTATTTTCATCGAATGATGGCAAAGCAAGAGCATCTACTAAATTCGGCATTAATTTTAGTTTTGAATTATCTGCTAACATTTCAAAATGTAAATCAGTATCAGTAGATAATGTAAATTTTTTAGTTTGATTATTTTCCATATTATTAATCTAATATAGAAACTTATATATATATATATACGCAAATTTTTTTATATATTATTTTATTTATTTATTTAAGTTTCGAAATTATAATCATCAACAAAATTTAAGGGTTTTGGAATTTTAGAAACAGAATTTAAAATATCAGTATATAATTTACTTTTAGAGATATCACTTACATTATTTAGAGATATTGTTGAATCCAAGTTATTGTCTTTAGATTTAATATTAGGAGATGAATTATTTATTTGAATATTAGGAGATAAATTATTTTGTTCAAATTCAGGTTGTAATTTTAATTCTACTAGGTTTTTTTCAAATAATCCTAAAATATAAAATATAGCAGTTATCAAAATAATCAATGATAGCCAAAATAAAAAAAGCCTATAATAATTTGGTTTATTTCTATTTCTATTTGTTTTTTTATATTCATTTATTTTATTATTTAAATAATTTATAAAATAAATAATCATTATATTATAAAATAAATTATTTTTATAATATATAATGACATTCTATGAAAATCCTATGATTGGATGGTTTTTAAAAAAAAAAATTAAAAAAATTATTGTTGTTTTTATATTATCTTTATTTATTTATTTATTATTCTTTCGTCATTTTAACCATTCTATAAGTTATGGATGTTTAACACCTAACTGTTATGCAACACCATGTACTGGTTATGATTGCAGAGCATCTGCATGCCAAGCAAATAATTGTAAAGGTGGCGATTGTATAGGTGAAAATTGCGAAGCGGGTGATTGTAAAGGAGTTGGCTGTAGGGCAGGTGATTGTTATGGAATATATTGTACACCTGGTGATTGTATTGATCCTGAATGCCAAGGGGAACGAAAATTAAAAAACCAATGTACACCATTTTGTTCAAAAGGAAAATCTTATTCAATTCCCAGAAGTATTTTATATCCATATACAAAAAAATTACCAAAAAATTCATTTTTAAATCCTGATTATTGTAATTATAATAAAAGAAGTAATATATTTACAAGTGATAGATATATTAATAATTTTAAAGTTGATTATATTAATCTTTATACATCTGGTAATGTTAAATATGAAGATTATAAATATCCTGAAAATTTACAAACTGGAAAAACATATATTTTAACAAATGATCTGAATTTTATAGATACTACACCTAATGTTTATAAAAATGATAAATGTGAATGGGCAACTAAATTTAAAGAAATCCAAATAAATTCAGATTTTATGCCTTTTTATAATATTAAAAAACAGGATACTACCTGGAAATTTAAAAGTTATTTAGCAGAACCATTTGATGATTCTGGTGAAGTTAGTTCATGTGAACCAAGTAAAACTCATGAAATGAAAGTATATATGATATATAGTGTTATTAATCAAATTAATCAAATAAATTCTAAACAAATATCACAATTTAATAAAAATTTTGAAATTGATGAAATTTATGGAGAAAAAATAAATACTAAATGTAATTTTTGTAATAAAAATGGATATCAATATTTAGATATTACATCACATCCTACTAATATGGATAATTCTATTATTCCATGTTTAATTCGATCATATAATCTAGAACCAATTAAAAAATCATGGGGAGAGGTTTATGGACATAAAGTATCTGGATTTCAAAAATTTGCTAAATTTAGTGAAGAATATAATAAATTTATTTTAGATAATGTAAATAAATTAAATACATTTCGGGACCATCATTTATGGACGTATACTACAACTATAGGAAATGAACAAATATATAGTTGTTATTGGTGTCGACAACAAGTAAGAGTAAAATATTTATCTTTACCAAGATATAGAAATAGAAATAATGATTTAGTTTTATCGAATTGTTCAACAACTAATGATAATAATCATTATATGTATGATTTAATAGATAATAATAATACAGTTTATCAAAAATGTCTAAAATGTGAAAAAAAAAGTTATCCATATGAACAAAATAATATATGATCAAAAATATATATATTATTTTCTAAATAATATATAAATGTATTGCTCAATTCAAGATGCATGGGATAATAAAAATTCTGTAGCAAATCTTACAAAAAGATATAAAGAAAATTTTAGCCAAAATATGGATAATGAATTGTCATCTTATAAAATTAATAATAATCAAATACAAGATTCTGAATCCAATAAAGTTAATTTTGAAAAACGAAAAGATGCTAGACATAACAAAAATAATACTATAGTCTATAACCAAAAAATTCATGCAGAAGAATCTGATGAAATACAAACAGAAGATATTTTATTACAAAGTGAAGAACCACAAACAGTTATAGCTAAAAAGGTGTATCAGAAAGATAACAATAACTTTGACCTTACTGGTACGGCTCCACCTATAATTAAAAAAAATAAAAATATTAAAAAAAATATTACAGATTATGAAGATGACAAACTGGCAGAATGTAAAAAAATGGTAAGTAAAGTACTAAGTTGTCCAATGTGCAGAAAATTAATTGAATCAAAACTTCAAAATAATTTTAATCCATTTGCTAATCTCATTAACAGCCAAACAAGAGAAATAATGATATTAATATTAATTGGTCTTATTATAATGATACTCATCGATTTATTTATTAGAATATCAAAATAAATAAATATAAACAATCCCATATTAGAAAAACTACATCATCAACAAACATTAAACAAATCTATTTAACCAAAATATAGAATTTATTATACACCATATTAACAGCACAGAAGTATATGATTACAGCAATATTCTTCATTTTTAATTATTATAAAGAAATATAAACAAATTGAAATAATAAATTAACGATTACAATTATCGAGAATAGTAATCGTTAAATATACTAATGCTCTTCGAATTACATCATAGAATTTTTATAATATATAATAATTATATATTATAAAAAGTAAGAAAACTATATTTTTATTCCCAACTAATAAATAGAATATTCGGTTCTAAAAAATTTGCTTTAAAACCATGTTTTTCTAATTTTTTAATTAAAAAATCAGAAGATTCTTTTAATTCATAAGTAGGAAAACCTAATATAAATAATGGAATTTCAAACCATGTTGATTTTTGTTTTGTTTTTGCTATTAATAAAATTTTATTATTTATTAGACCTAAAATCTTAATAAAACCTTTTGTTTTTAATTTATTCCGATCTTCTTCATCTTTTTTTAATTTTTTGACATCTATCATTATTAATAGAAATAAAATTAAATTAAATTTAATTTCTATTTAAGTAAATAAATTATATTTATAATAATAATGCCAATTTTAAAAAATCTTGTAATAAGTGGAGGTGGAACTAATGGTATCGGATTTATAGGAATATTAAAATACCTATCAGAAAAAAATTTATTTAAAAATATTGAACATTATATTGGTACTTCAGCTGGTGCTATGTTATGTTATTTTTTAAGTATAGGTTTCAATTGGAGGGAATTATATGAATTTGCATATCATTTTAATTTTACCAAATTAATTAATGATATAAATTTAGATAGTTTTTTAGAAAAATTTGGATTTGAAGATACAAGTAAATTATTTTATATTCTAAAAAGATTATCTGAATCTAAAAATATTAGTCCAGATATAACATTTAAAGAACATTATGAAAAAACAAAAATAAAATTAACAATAACTGGTACTTGTATTAGTAATTATAAACTTTATTATTTTAATTATGAAACATATCCAGATATGAAAATATTATTAGCATTACGTATTAGTGCATGTATTCCATTAGTGTTTACACCCATAATTTTTGAAGATAAATTATGGGTAGATGGTGGGATAACTGAGAATTATCCCATAGGTTATTGTAAAAATATTGAAAATACATTAGGTATATCAATATTTGATAATTGTATAGATAAATGTTCTAATACACCCACAGATTTATCTGAATATTTAACACAAGTATTTAAATGTTTAATTTATTCAGAAAGCTTAAAAAATATAAATAATTTTGAAGAAAATACAATTAAATTTTCATATGATCTTGGATTATTTTCTAATTTTGATATTAACAAAGAAAGTATTGAAAAAATGTTTAATATAGGTTATGATTGTGCTACTAATGACTGTAAAAAAATTATGAAATTTATTAATAATGACGATGAAGATATTAATGATGACGATGAAGATATTAATGACGAATTAAGTCAATCTGAAAGTGAAAAAATACATAAAATTATTAAAGATGTTGAAAATATAGCTGATAATAAAAATAATGTTGAAGATTTAAATTCTCAAAATTCAACTTCAGATTCAACTTCAGATATTGAAAATATTAATGATATTATTAATATTGTTGATACGTCTTAATAGAAAAAATTAACTGAAGATATAAATTGTTGATAGTTCTTAAGAAAAATAATTTGATGTTAAATTATTTGAATATTCATTCATTTTATTAATATTATTTTGAGTATCTTCAGATGATATATAATTATGATTACTATAATTATTTGATACATTTATAGGTAAATTATTAGTAAATGCGGTATCTAATGAACTATAAGAATTTGTAGATATTGTATTTTCTGAATATAAATTAAATTCGTTAATAGGTGCATATTGAGTAATTGATAAATTATCGTTATCTTTGATAATTAATTCAGTATTAATTGTTTTATCAGAAGAATCAATAAACATATCATTAAAATCTTCTTTATTGATATGTTTTTTTTGTACAATGGTTTTATATTCTTGATCAAAATTATTTCTTGAAAATTTTAAGTTTTGCAATTTTTTTATTAATTCAGAATTACCAATTGGATCTGTTTCTGAATTGTTATAATTATGTTTTTTATTTAGTTCATTTTCTAAAATTTTAAATTTAGAAATTGCTTCTTTTTCATTCTTAGGAAAATAATCTAAATTATCGATTTTATTATATTTTAAAGAATCAAAATTATTAGAATTTAGATATTCTTTTCTTTTTTTATTATAACTTTTTTTTAAATTTTCATTTTTTAAAATTGTGTATGCAAAATTTACTAATTCAAATGAATCTGTTTCTCCTGGATTTTTATCAGGATGTAATCTTAATACTAAATTTTTATAAGCTTTTTTTATTTTTTTATCAGAACATAATTTAGAAATATCTAAAATTTCATATAAATCTAAATGAGCAATATTTTCAATATCATTTTCATTCATTATTTTATATAATATTATTTTATATAATATTATATAAAATTATCTGCAATAAAAATTTAAATAAAATTATCTGCAATAATATAATGGAAAATAAAAAATTATATTATTCTTTATTTTATGCTATAATTGGTAATGTTATAGGATATAGTAATGGAATAAAAAATTTTAATGAGGATATGCGTATTCAAAATATGACACATGCAAAACATTTATCGAATATCACATTACACCATATATTTAATTTTATTGCATTCGGAGGATATTCTAATTACCCTATAAAAAAATTCACATCATCAGGAAATGTTATATTATTATTAGCAGTTTTTGATGCTATAAAAAAATCATTAAATAAATCTAATAATTATATTATTAAAGAAGTTGAAAAACAATTAATTTCTTATTATAAAAAATATAAATTAAATAGAGATAATGAAACATATTATTATGACAAACAGACAATTAAATCACTAGAAAGATTATATAAAAAAAATTTAAATTGGAATAACTTTCACTATAGTGAAAATGCAATTGGTAATACAGCAAGTATAAGATCTATACCAATTGGACTTTTTTATTATGGTAAAAAAAATAGAGATAAATTATTAGAAATTAGTATTCAAACTTCTAGAATTACACATAATAATCCTACTGGATATTTAGGAGGTTTTGCATCCGCATTATTTACAGCTTTAGCTATGGAAAAAATTAATCCTACAGAATGGATTGAAGAACTATTAAGTTTTTTTTCTAATGGTAAAATAAAAAATTTTATAAAAACAAATATTGCTAATAAATTTAAAAATGAACTTAAATACCATTATAATGATATTGATAATTTTTTTTTTTTATTAATGAAATATAGAGAATGGAGATTCGAATTTGTAAACAAAAAATATATATTTATTCCTGCTAGTAACGACGGTCAGCAATTTATTAAAGTTTTGGATTTCAGAAATTTTTTATTTTTTCAAAAATTTAGTACACATGGATATTATAATCCTGGATCCAATGGTTTAGATTCTCTTTTAATTGCATATGATTCTATTTTAGAATGTGACGGTAATTTCGAGAAATTAATTTATTATTCTATGTTACATGCTGGAGATAGTGATGCAACTGGATGTATAGCAGCTGCTTTATTTGGCGCATATTATGAAAATGTTAATTTACCACATAATTTAACTCTTATTGATTTACAAGATCAATTAGACGATATTACTAATAATTAAGATTTGATTCAATAAACTTTTTCATATCTTCAAGTGATCTATCGCCATTATAATCAACTATTTTATTACCATGCATTAATTTTATAGTAGGATATCCATATATTTCATATCTTTTACATAATTCAGAATTATCTTCTAAATCACATTTTAAATCTATTATTTCTATATCTTTATTTGACATTTCTTTAATTAATTCATTCCATGTTGGAGTTAGTTCTTTTGACCAATAACACCAAGTTGTATTAAAATTAATAAATTTTGGAGTAGAATTTTTATTATCAAAATGTGCTAATATTGGTTTTGTTTTTTGTAAAAACATTTTTTGTATAAATAATACAATAACTAAAACGGCTAAAACAATTATCATCAGATTTTTTTGATTTAATTTTATCATTAATTTAATTAAGAAAAAAAAGTATAGTTTTCTGTAATTTATTTTCTATACATATTATATAATGTATAATTTTTCAATCGAAGAAAATGAAATTAAAATTAATATGAAGTTTTTAGGTGGCGCAGCATCATCACCTGCTATAGATAAGGAATTATTTGACAATTTGGTGCGTCTTTTCAATGACGCACCAAAAGATGTTAATATAGTAGATCTAATCCCTATTTTAACTGAAATTAAGTTAAAACTTGAGGATCCCGATAAATCAAAATATCAAGTTGTAATGAAAGAAATGGAAAAAAGGTATGCTACAGAATTCGCAGCAGCAGCAGCTGCACCAGCAGCTGCACCAGCAGTAGCAGCAGCAGCAGCAGCAGCGCGAGAAAGAGCAGCAGATTTAAATGGTGGCGTAGGGGGATTTTTAATAGGAGGTGGAAATTCCATTCTAAGTAAAGTTCTAGTTTTTATGGGAATAAGCTCTCGTACTTTGCTTGATATCCAAAATAATGAGATACGAAGAGCTGCAGAGTGGATGCTAGAACATACTAGAAAAAGTATACAGAATGACGGTGAATGGGACGTTTCTGAATTAACAGGCTCCGAATATAAAAAAACTACTAGAAGAAATAACAACAACATGCTTGAAATACTAGACCCTGGCAATAATAAAGATTATATATCAATAAATGAATACTATAAACGTAGTGTATCAGACGCACGCGGGAATGTTACTGATCCCGATGCATTAGGATGTTTTGAATCTAAAGTAAGTCCTGTATTAGATAAGGAGAACGAGAATTGCCTTGACGCTCTAGGAGACACAGGACTCTGGAAACAGAGCACCGACCAGGTGCAAAAAATGTCACCCGTGATGGTTTTTAATATTATAAAAAGTTTAGGATTTGAAGGAGAAGTCAAAGATAATAAAATCAGATGCCAAACTTATACATCATGGGAAAATAATTTATCTGATGACAAGAAAACAAAATTACAAAAAGTCCTAAAAAATAAAGATTTTATTAATAAATTAATTGGATATTTAAATGCAAATTCCAGCATCTTAAATGAGAGTCAAACTCGTAATACATCAACAGACCCAGATTATGATGATAAAGGAGTACCTCGCGCAAGATTTAATAATGTACCTCTTTATAATTTTGATAATTTAAGACATGAAGTAGATCAAGGAATGAATCATATTAAAGTAAGACTTGGTGGTATAATGGGATCTGTTGGTTATGCTCCTTTAACATTCAAACTGTTTGGTGGTGGTCAAATATCATTACCTTTAATACCTAATAGTGTAAGACCAGTTGAAAACATACCAACATATTCAAAACAACTAAGAGCTTTATATAATGGATATATAAAAAGATTGGAGAAAATGAATAAAACGTTATCACAGCTCAACAAAGATCAAATTGAAACAGTTTTTAAAAGTTTAGAAGAGAAAGAAGAACAAGCAAAAAAATTAATAGGTATGTTCGATTCTTATGCACTTGAACAACAATTAAATCCTAATAATAGATCACAAACAATTTCTAAAGAAGATCTAACAAATGCTTATGAGAACGTACAAAAAGTGCTAGCTAAATTAAATAAACGATCAGTTAGTATGATTGATATAATAAAAGTTATGGATAAAGCAACATTCGATTCAGAAGTTTCTAGTCCTGGTATTGCATTAAGTATTGGAGCAACATAAAAATAAATTAAATATTATTATTAAATTAATATATATAATTTTAATATTATATATATTAATGAGTATTGATTCAAATTACTATCCTATTATTGGATTTTTTACTAATAACACAAATGATATTAGACCTCTTGAATTTTATTCTTCATATAATAAAAATTTTGATTCATTATATAATAAAAATAATGAAAAAAAATATATAAAATATGAATATTTTGAATTATTTATTGATGGATTTTTTTTTCTAGAGAAAATGAGAGAAATAGTAGAAAAGAAAGATTTAATGGGTAATAATAATAGTGGAAATTATTTATTAAATAAATGGTTATATGATTTTATAATTATACCAGAAAAAAAAAAATATTCTATTTTTATACACGATGATTTTGTTTCTGAACCATATGATAAATTTCATAAAATTATAAAAAAAAATATAGATAAAAATCCAGATGGCACTGAGATTGATTTAGATTCAATTGATGGAATTTTTAAACTTAATATTTTACAAATAATTGAAAATATAATAAATGAATTAGAAAATGTATTTTTATCTAAATTTGATGGATATATAGATAAAAATAATTCATCATTTATTGATTTTGATAAAAAATCTGGTATAAAAGAATTTATATTAAAGATGAATCGATCTATTAGATTAGATAATAATTTAATAAAACGAATAGATCGGAAGAATAACAAAATTGTATCAGAAGTTCATGAAAAATTAAATTATAAATACAAAATTTTTTCATATGAAAAGAAAATAGATTATCATAATACAAATGCAAATCTAGATTTAGATTTAGAAAGTAGTTCTAAAACACATAATTGTTTTAGAACATATTTAAATATTGATTATAATGAATGTAATAAAATAATAGATAATGTTATTAAAGAAGATGGATATTCCACAAAATCAAGAGAGTTTTTTAGGAAAGATAAAAATTTCAGAATTTTCAGTGCGGGACATCAATATGATATTGGAGTTGATTTTAATATTATAAAAATAAAAGAATTATTAAATAAATTACAATTTAGAATAAAAATAAGATATATTGGTTCTTTTGATAAAAGTATTTTAAATTATAAAAAATTTGAAATAAAATATTATGAGAATTTTGATACATGGAAGAAACATCAAACGGTAGATTTAGTACTTAATAGCAGTGTTTATTTAAAGGATTATTTAAATACATGTATTGATTTTATTAATAAAAAGATTGTATATTTAAATAAGGATTTTAGTAAAAATAATCTAGACCCGAATACATGTGAACTAAAAAAATCTGTAGATGCCTACGATAAAGTAAAATATCGTAATGCTTCAGATATAGTGCCTGAGATGGATAGACTTCGTAACGCAGTAGAAATGACAAATTTTCGTAAAAGTAAAATTTGTATTGGAAATCCAAATGATGTGCAAGAGAGTATTAATAAATTGCTAGACGATGAAGGCAGAAAAGAACTAAAATTGTATAGTACGAGTCAGTTTAGAGAATTTGCGAATAGTATATATAATAAAAATTTAGATATAAAAACAAATACTAAAGAACTAAAAGAACTATATACTAAAATATTGGAATTATTTGAAGATAAAGATGTAAATAAAGAAAAATTTTTAAATTATTTAAGTAAACATAAAAAATTAATGAATTCATATAAAAATGAATTTGAAGATATAATTAATTATAATTATTTAAATAAAATTGGAATTATATCTTCTTATTTTAAAAAACCAAATTTAAATAATTTACAAACTATGGTAAATATACTAAACTATTCTTATTCATTTGATAATAAACTGATAAAATTATACTAAAATTGAAATATATAAATATAAATATTATTATTTATATATTTATAATAATAATGATAAATATACCAAAAACTATAGATGATCCTTTTTATAGATATCAACGAGAAGAAATAAAAATAAGTAGTCAAAAAATAGGTATTAGAATAGATAATTTAGATATAATTTCTAAAAGTATATACCTAAAACCAAAAACAGTGATAAAACATCTGCAAAAAAAGTTAGGTTGTCAATCTAAAAATGATATTTTGTATAACAAAAATACTAATGCAATAGAACTAGAAAAATTATTAGAAGAATTAATTACAGATATAATTTGTAGTAGTTGTAATAATCCAGAAATAAAAATCAATAAAGAGAAAAAAAGATTATTAAAAAAATGTAATGCATGTGGTGGTAGTAGTATGATTGAAGAGTCATTACAAAAAATTTTATTACATGAAATTAATTAATAAATGTTAAACCCGCTAAACCATTAGTAATTCTTAAAACATTATAATTTAAATTATAAATACTTAATAAAGCAGGATTATTATATGATATTAATGATGATAATGTTAATTCTAAAACTAAATCATCAATTTTACTAAAATTACAACTACCTTTTGGCTGATAAGATTCTGGTTTAATAGAATATGAATATAAATTAATTCCTTCTTCAACAGAATTTTTATGATATAAATAACTATTTAAATAATTATAAAAATATTTATCTCTATCAACAGATCTAATTTGTCCATTTTGATATATAATAGATTTATCAATAATATTATCTCCAGAATTATTTATTTTACTTGTATAATTAAATAATTCTTTAATATGTCCATTTTTTATTTTATTAAACTGAGCAATCCAAACCAACTCTTTACAAGGATTTGTAAAACTCAACTTTATTTTTGAATGAATATTATATATTGTTCTTTCGCCAGAATACTGTAATGTAGTTATTAAATATTCATGATTTGATACTAGAAATTTTTTTCTTTCCAAATTATCTAAGTATATAAAATTTACTATTAAATGTGCATCATTTAATGATATATTAGGATATGTTAAACTATATTCTGCTTCAGATGAACTTGGCATAATATAATAACCTTTACTATTATATAACTTATAATTAGTTTTATTATTTAAACTAGAACTTTCATAATTTAAAATAGGATTAATATATTTTGTATAATATAATCTTTTTGTTTTATAATCAAAATTCTCATATATAATATTAGTGTCTGTACCGTCAATATTCTGTGTTAAAATATCACCTTTTTCAAAATGAACGGTATATTCTTCAATTTCAATATAATGAGATGGTGATGAAACCAAAACTTTTTCTAAATTATTAAATTCAATATGAATTTTTATATCACTAAGATGTAATGCAATAACTGGCAATGCTAATCCTTTATTTTTATTAAAATAAAAATTAATTGGAATATATAAGTCATATGATTTCTTACCATTTGAAAAATTATATAACTCTGGCATATGTCCAATTAATATATCTTCTGTTTTTCTATCTTGATCAACTGTTAAAATACTCCATATATTCATCCAATTTCCATATAATTTATCTATTAATTGTCCATTAATTTCTAATTCAATATAATTAATTAAAGCAAAGCCAAGTTTTTTAGACCACTTAAATTTATCAACATTATCTTCATTTAATTTTGGAATACTAGGAATTTTAATAAAAACATAAATATTTGATATTAAATCGGCTGTTTTTGCTAGAGTACAAGAGATTCTTTTACCAAAATCAGGACTAGTATTAAATAACTGTATAACAGGCTCTTGTGAGAAGTTTGTATATCTTTTATATACCATTTTAAAAAATGTAATTTCTGGATCTGCATTTAAATACAAATCTTCAAAACCAACAGATACTAATTGTATTAATCCGCCTGTCATTAATATATAATGTAAAATAATTAAATTTATTTAACTTATTTAATTATTCTATAAATGCTAATCCTGCCATACCACTCATTATTCGAAGTATATTATAACTATTTGCAAATACTAAAATCTTTTTATTTGGAAATTGTAAATAATGTTCATCTACTTCAATTTTCATTCTCGCATTACTTAACATACTGAAATTTAATGCACCAGATGGTTGATAATTATTATTATCTAAACCAAAACTATATGTATTTATACCATCTGATGGTGTTGATTGATATTTTTCATAAGGTATTATATAATTTGTATATATACCATCATATTCAATTAATTTCACATTATTTATTAAAATGTTTGTTTTTTTAATAGGATTATTACTATTTTGTGAATTATATAACGAATAATTATTTCTATCTCTTAAATACAAGTTTTTATCATGTTCTACAACCCAATAAATATCTTTAATACAATTTCTAAAATGTAGCTGTATTATATTATCTAAATTATAAAAATGTTGTATTCCATTAAATTGTGTTTGTTCAATCAAATATTCATGTCTAGCTTCAGCAAATATTTTTCTTTCTGTTTCATCTAAATATATATAATTTACAATTACTTCCATTTTCAAATCTGAATTTAATATAGATTTTGTTCCAATTTCTTTTCTAACTAAATGATCTAATTTATTAACATTTAATTTTAAATAAATATCTGTATGTGGTAATGCTATTATTGGTATATTCAAACCTGAATATCTACAAAACCAAAACTTTAAGGGAATTATTAATTTTTTAGATGGTTTAACTTCATTATTTAATTCTGTTAAATCTTTAGTATTACCTATCATTTTTTCTAATAATTCTTTTTGATCATATGTATTATTTAATTCATGCCAAATATTTATCCAATCACAATATTGTCTATCTATTAATAAATCATTAAAATATAATTCAACTATATTAAATATATAATTACCTAAATTACTTATCCAACTAAATTTTGGTTTTAAAGGTCTATTTATAATAACATTTTCTTCTTTCTTAAAAGATAAATAATTATTATAATTATTATCAACTTTATTTTTATAATCATTTACCAATACCCCGAATCTAGTCTTATATATATCATTTGCATCTAAATCAAAATATCCATCAATATTAAAATCGTCTAAATTTCCATCTTTTATAATATAAATGTCAGATGTATAATATAATGTATAATTTTGTTTATATTTCTTAAAAAAAAATTTAATCATTTTATCAATTATATCATTAAATTGTAAAGATTTTGTATTTATACTATCAAATAATAATTCGGTTAATTTATCACCAAAAAAATCTGGAGTTAATGTTGCTAAATGTGTTATAATATCATCAATATTTAATATATTTTTTATCATTTCATATTTAGGAGATGAATTATGTTCATAGTTTTTTAGAATTGCTAAAGATGGTTTAATATTATTTATTACAAGATCCTCAATATGATATTTTATATAATTTATTTTTTCAATAGATTGTTGTACTGTAGAATTATCATATGAATTAACAGGTTCTAATATATCTAACTTATTATTAAGAAAATCATAATAAAATCCTCCATAAAATCTCGTTTTTCTTCGTAAAAATAATTTATATTCATCTATGTACTCTAATGAATCTGGGATTTCTTTAAATGCATATACATATGTTAATTTATCATAATCAATACCAGCATCTAAAATTTCAATATATTTTATATTATCATTATCTAATTTTATAATTCCTTTTGCATATTTACCATTTCTTCCAATTAAATTAACTTTATCATGTATATTATAACTTGTGATATCCTGATTATCAGATAATAATAATTTTGTAATTCCACCTATAGTATTTATATCTATAATCTGTGATTTTATTATATTATAATTTAAAATATTATATTCATTATCTGTTACTAAACAACCTCTGATTAATTTATAACCAGATGAATATAAATGACCACTAATTCCATTAATATATGTTTCCAATGATTTAACAGATTTGTATGTAGTACCATCCGTAAAATAATAATCTTTAATTTTATTATATAATTCAGTTGTTTCTATAATCCAAATATTATTTTCAATTATTTTTTGATTAGCATCTAATAAGTTTATATATAATAATTTTTTTTGAAAATGTAATTTATAGTTTGAAGGTATATATATATGTTGAGAGTTATGAGTTAATTTCTCATATAATTGTTTATTAATAGATTGTAAATATGTATTTACATTATCTAATGTTGTATTATTTGTATTAATAAAATTATTAGTTTTATATGATAACAAATAATTTGGTAATTTATTAAATATTTGATTTAATGCAATTGTAAACACAAATTGATTCAAAAAATTATAAATTTTATTATTGGCTAATAATGTATTATTTATAAATGAATATGCTGTTTTATCTAATTCGTATTTACAAAATATATCATTTATTTTATTATCTAAAACTATATCAGTACCTACATCTAAATTTAAACTATTATAAATTTTATTTTTTAAATTATCATTAGAAAACTCAATTCATTTTCATTTACTGTTAATATTGTATTTAATATATCTTTCTTAGATAGATAAGTATCAAATGAAAGTTGAAATCCTCCACCATATTCAACTAAATCTCCATAATATATATTATCTTGATAATTATTCTGCTGAGAAAATTCTATCCATTCAGAAGGATATACCATATCAAAAATAATGATAACTTCTCTATTATATAAGCCAGTTGCTTCAACATAGATTTCTGTTTCTTCTAAACTAAAATATTTTAAATATTTATTAGTATATCCAGTAATGTTACTATGTTCCCCAGTAATATAAAATATTTTACCTATATTTGGTTTAATAAACAATTCTAAATTTATATTTTCATATTCAGTCTGTATTAAGTTATATGGACTTGTTCTTTGTATAATAACTTGATTATTTGTAATTTGAATATTAAAATTTACATCTGTAAAAGATATTAAACTAGGTTTATCATATATATAATTAATTTGTTCTAGTATATCTGTATCTACAACAGTTTTTTGTTCGTCACTATCTGAAAATAATACCTGAATATAAAAAATATCATCATTTTCAATTTGTATTTTATTATCATTTATGAAATTAATTTTTGATATGGTTTTTGCAGTTTTATTATCAGAAATTACTGCATTATCCCATTTACCATCTGTTTTAAGAGACCATTCAGTGTTATTATCTATTTTTACTTTTACATCATACCATGTATTAAATAGATAATTACTTTGTATTACGTTATCTAATCTAAGTACAAATTGTAATTTATTAGCATCAGAACTATTACCATATGTAATAATATTATTATTTAATATAATATATTTTTCATAATTACTATAATTTAATAAAATATTATTATCTTTCCATTTAAATTCTGAATTTTTATTTTCTTTTTTTATTAATACATTAGTCCATCCGCCTAAATACCATATATCATAATCATCAGTATATGATAATTTTAAACTTTTATGATATGTATTTATATTTTTTGTAATAATATCATTGATTTTAGATGATTTCAAAGAATATTTGTTATCTATATATTTAGTAAATAAATAACCGATTGATTGATAATCTTGATATATATAATTTACCATATTAATATATTCATCAACTATTACATCATTAGAAGATATGAAATAAAGTTGTTTATCAGTAATATTATCAAATGTAGTTATATCTGTATTAGTTATATTTTTTTTTAATTGAGCTAATATATATGTTAAATAATATTTAATTTCAGTTATTATATCTAATATAATAACTTCGCTTCCGTTATTAATCGTTTTAACAAGTTCGCCTGATTCTATCTTATATTTGTATTTAATGATAGTAATAAGATTATTTATATTTGTATTTATTAATTTATCATTCATATAATTTTTTAATTCCGAATGTTCTTCTTCTGGAAATTCAGATAATAATTCATTTAATATTGTTGAAGAATTGAAAATTTTAGAAAAATTTGCGGAAAATGTTATTTTAATAGTATCTGTTAAATTTGTTTGATCTGTATATTCACTATTATTATTTATTAATTCATATATTTTAGTTGAAATTAAAAACATTCGTTTTAATAATATATTATTAAATTTTGGATTTGTTACCGACTTTAATTCATCATACAAATATTGAATATAATAATTATATAAAATATTAGAAAATTTATATCCTCTACTTTCATTATCTGTAATAGATGTTGTATTAGTATTTATTGTTGAAAAATAATTTTTATTAATATCAATAGTATTAATTATGAAACCATAATTTTCATAAATATATTTATTACCTAAATGATCTGTTTGATATACAAAACAATAATAATTAAGATTTTCATTAAATATTATTTCATGACTATCAATATAAAATATATATTTCAAATTATCAGAATTTGTATTATTTATATTTAATTTTTTTATTATACCAATTGCTTTACCTCTTTTCTTTGTATCATAATAATTCGTATTAAGTGCATATATTATATATTCATAAGGATATTCACTATCTACATTTACATTAAGAACTAATTCATCATTAATTATTTTATCAGTAACTACACCATTAGGAGAATCCAAAAAATTCAGAAACTTATTTTCTTTATTAGTAATAGTAAAGATATATTTATTTTCATCTTTAATACCATCCATTTGTATTTTTAAATTAGAGTTAATAGCACCACTTTCATATTTAAATAAATATGGACCAATAAAATCTTCATTATTATCATACATATCTCTTGTATACATCTTATCACATTGTGTAATAGTATATGTAGGATCTATATCATTAATTGTATTATCATAATTAACATATGTTAAAAATAATTTTATTTTAGTAGTATCATAATCTATATCTATCATAGCAACTTTAAAAATACCTATTAAATCAGACATATTTTCATCTGTATACATATATAAAATATCATTTTCTGCTATATTAGTAGTAGTATTTTCATAAATTCTATTTTTTAAAACTATAACTAGATATGGTTTTGTAGTATTTAAATATTTAATTTTATTAGTTAATGCCAGAAGATCTTGATTAGTATCAAAACCTTTTATAAATAAATTTCCAAAATTCTCAATAATTTGAGACATTAATGTTATAGATAAATATTTAAGGACTTTATTTAAGAATTTATTATAAATTAATTCTGATGATTCAAGAGTATAATATGAAGTTTTAGTATCATCTTTATATAAAAAACTGTTAATAAATGTTGTATATTGTGATTGATTTATTGAAGTTGGTGCATAATCATTAACAATTTTAGTAGATTGATTTACAGTAAATTCTATACTTGTATTAAAATAATTAGTAAAATATGATTCAACTAAATTAATTAATATTTGTTTATGAATTGAAATAACTTGTTTACTATATAGGATTAAATTAGAATAAAATTTACTTTGACTTAAATTTAAAATTTGATTATATTGCGAATTTTTAATATAATTATAATTAATCCATATATCAGATTCATATACTTGAAGAGATAAAGGAGTGATTATTGTTGTACCAGTAGATATATAAGTTAATTCATAAGCATTATAATCATTTGTATATTTAATATTTTTTTGATAAATATTATTTGCATGTAATTTATTATCAAAAAGTGTTCCTTCAATTAAATTATTTAAAAATCTACCTTTAATAATATTAATATTTGAATCAATTTCTTCAATATAAAATATTAAATCTACTTTATCATTAATTATTGTTGTGTCATCAGATATAGTATCATATTGTGATATTTTATTATAAAACCCAAATAATATTTGGTTAATTGTCAAATTATTAAGTGTATTTAGTTGAATAGTATAATAATTATTATTATTATTATCTACACTTTTATCTACAATAGTGTAGATCGTATTTTCTGAATTTGATTCCCATGTATTTAAATAGTTTGATAAATAAAAATCATGTTCTGCAAAAGTTTTATATTTATTAATACTTTGAATATAAAATATAAAATCTGGTTTTTTATTCCGCGAAGGTTCATCTAGATTATCGGCAAATCCATCTAAATTATTAAATCCAAATAATATTTGATCAAACTGAATTTGATAAATATCATTATGTAAATCAATATCGAGAGAAAATTGATAAATATTTTTATTATTTTTTTTTAAAGTTTTGTATTTAATTAAATATGGATCCATATCAGAATCTTGACACCGTGTCCAACAATTACCTCCCAAACGTTGAGCTAAAAAGAAGTCATTATCTAATAAAAAATCATTAGTAAATAGTTTATATAATAAAGTTTGATTGATTGAATTTTCTGTTAATATTTTTTGTTTTACTAAAACAGAGTTAATATTTTTTAATGTAAAAGTATCTGAATCTATAATAAAAATTATTTCATAATCTGACATTTTATAGGTTGAATAAATCAATTCATTAATAAATTTAATTTCAATTAAATCTGTTCCATAAACAGAATAATCTAAATCTATATTAGTTTCTCTTGATAAAAAACTATTATATGCTATAAGATCATAATTTAACAGATTATAATCATTAAAAGTATAATTATATAATAATTTATTATATAACTTTTTTATTATTGTACTAGGTGTATTTAATTTAAAATCTTTTTTTTTGTATTCTAAAAAATTTATTATTGGAGAAAAATTATTATTATAAAATAAATTTAATATTATTTTTTTAAAAAAATCAATATCCGTAATTTCTGTTTTTAATATAGTAATTTGATCTGTTTTTTGTAAATTAAAATTAAAATTTTTAAAAAGGTTTGAATTTTTTTCAAATTGAAAAGTGAGTAAATCATTTATAGTATAAAAAACATTTACATCTTGTTCAAATATTAAATTATTAGTAATCAAACTATTAATATTTATTGCATATGCAATTATATTATTTATATTATTAATAGATAAATCAAATTTTATTAATGTCTGATAATATTGTTTATTATCTAAAAAATTAATAATATTTTCTAATGTTGATCCTAAATTTTCATATTCTGTTAATGTTATAAATTTAACATTATTTACATTTTTTTGATATTTAATTTCTTTATATAGTTCTCTTTCATAAATTACATTTAAACTAGGTAAATCAACCATAACATAAATATTATCTAATAAATCACCATTTTTTAAAATTTTTACACTATTATTAATACCAAAATCAGATTTTCTTTCTAATAATAATTTATTACTAAATTTCGAAAAATTGGTGTAGCGATGATAAACTAGTTTAAAATATGTAATTTCAGGTTTCATGGTTAATATTGCATCTTGACTACCAAAAGCAACTAATTGTAATAATCCGCCAGTCATAACTTAAATACATTAAACATTTTATTTTTAAGTTTTGAATACAAAAAAAATTTATCTTTATAAATAAATAAATTATAATGTTTCACAATATTAATAAATATTTGGATATTACTAATTATTATGATATAAAACAAAATATTGATAATCAAATAAATTTTTATTTATTTATAGAAACAATAATAGAAGAATTTGATACCTTGAATGATATCAAGATTGAATTTATTGTTAAAATTATATTAAATTCAATTATTTATTTTGAAGGAAATGTTGATAATATATGTTTTTTACAATTTTATAATTTATTAAAAAAAAAAAAAGATAATAATTTTGAATTACTAGATAATTTTATATTATTATATGACAAATACAGAAATATTAAAATACATTTTTTTACATTAAATTTTCATCTTATTAAAATATTTAATAATAAATTTAATAATCTAAATGAATTTAAATATAAGAATCTTCTTACTAAAAATGATATTGAAAATATCAAAAATATTATAGAAACAGAAATTATGGCATATTATAATTCTTTTTTTGATATTAATTATAATAAATTATTTTTTAGAAGAATATCAGATGTAAATAATATAATAAGCCAAAATATTCATACGAATGAAATGATTGAAAGACTTTTACAACTTGTAAAAGTCTATACTTTAAAAATATTAGAAAATTTAAATATTAAAATTATTACAATAAACGATTTTTTAAGTTTAGATTATATTGATCGAGTTAATTATTTTAAAATTTTTTATGTTAAAACTAATAATTTATTTAAACTATATTTTAATTTTTATGAACAATATCATAATATTAAACATGAATTATCTGAATTAATAAAATTAGATCCTTTAAATTATATAGAAACTTTAAATGACTCGACATCAAGTTATATATTATCTGAAGATCATTTAGAAATTGATATGTCAAAATTTGATAATACTAATATTGAATTATTAAATTTAAATAATGGAGTTGAAGAATTAGAAGATTGTGAGTTAAGTTCAAGTGATGAATATGACGATAATGCTGATACACCATTTATAAAATTAGAAAATAAATTTGAATCTACAGGTGATTCAAATTCATCAAGTGAAAAATTTGGTTTTGATAATATATCTGATGAAGATAATGAAGAAAATGAAATAAATAATGAAGAAAATGAAATAAATAATGAAGAAAATGAAATAAATAATGAAGAAAATGAAATAAATGATATTTTTATAAAAAATATTATTTTATAGTTTTTTTTGGTCGAAATATTTATAATACGCATTAACCTAGAAATTAAAAACAAGATTACTTAATCCTTTACTAAATCGTAATATATTATAATTAACATAATATATTTTTACTGAAATATGATCAGTTGAATCTAATCTATTTAGAAAAATATCATTTAATTCTAATTTTAAATTTTTTCTACTTAATCGAGAGAAATTGCATGTACCAGATGGTTGAATTTTATTAGGATTTAATGAAAAACTATAAAAATTTATACCATCAGCTGGAGTATTTATATTGGTTTCGTATGATGTTATATAATTATAATAATCTCCTGTATGATTTGTTGTTCTATCAACTCCATTCATTTGAAGTTGGGCATTATTTATTGGATTACCTACATTTTTTATTAAAGTAGGATATTTATTGTTTAATGTATAACTTAAATCAGACTCAAAATTATTAAACAAATTATAATTTAATATATCTTTTTTATTTTGTATAGTCCATATATAATATTTAATTGGATGATTGAAATTTAGCTCTATATTTATATCTTTGTTTTTTATAATATCATAATCAAAATACTTAACTTGTTCAATTAAATATTCATGATTTGCTTGAGCAAATTTGCTTCTTTCATCTTGATCTAAATAAATATAATTTGCTAATAATGTAACATTATTTAATTTAATAATATTAGATATATTATTTTTATCATAATTAGTATAAATTAAATTATTAAGTTTCTCTATTTTAATTTTTAATATAATACTTTGATATCTTAATGATATTAATGGCAAACTTAAACCATAATCACGATTAAAAAAAAATTTTAATGGCACATAAATATCAAACTGAGGTTTTGATTCTTTATTATAAGTATATGATATTAATTTTCTAGAATGTAAATTATTCATATCATTTTTTTTTTGATGATTTTCAAATAATTCATTCCATATATATAACCATATTCCATATTGTCTATCTATTATATTACCACCTATATCTAATTCTACTTGGGAAATTATATTATATCCTAAATTTTTTATCCATGAAAAATCATAATTATTTTGCAATGATAAATTATAATTATTTTTTTTTTCTATATATTCATCAAAATATATTTTAGATACAGACTCTATTCTTGAAATATAACTATTTACCAATGTTTCCGATAATATTTTTTTTTCTAGATCATTAATTGTACTTATATTATTAATATTAATTAAATGATTAATAATATCAAACATATTTTGTATATCAGTACTAACTTTATTTTTAAAAGATAAATAATTACTATCAGAATTAATATAGGAATTTATAGAAGTTTGTATTGTTGAGAATGTTTCATTTAAATTAACAAGCCCTATATTAATAATTTTAATACTTTCATAAATATATTTTATAAAATTATTAAAATTTAAATAAATAGATTCTTTTTCTAACATTTCAGATTTTAATGTATTTACTATACTAGTATTATCAGTATTTTTTTCTAATTTTACATTAGGTAATGTTAATTTTAATATTAAATCTTTTAATAAATCACCATCCTTTGGAATATTACATGAAATATCTTCACCAAAATTTTTATCTCCATCAAATGTTAATTCTATAAAATCCATCGCAAAATTAGTATATCTTTTATAAATATATTTAAAAAATGTTATTTCTGGTATTCCAGTTAAAAATAAATCTTGGGCACCATATGCTACTATTTGAATTAAGCCTCCTGGCATTTAATAATAATTATATTATAATATTAAACAAAAAACAAAAAACAAAATTAAAATGTTTCTATTATTATATGAATAAAAAAAATCCAAAATTTGAATTAGATGTTTCTGAAATAATAAAAAGAGCCATAAAATATTTATTAGAAGGAGGTGCTGTAGCATTAGCTGCTAGATATATTCCATCAGATAAAATCGATATTCGGGAAGTTGCAATGATAGCTTTTACAGCTGCATGTGTTTTTGCTATATTAGACATGTACGCACCAAGTGTATCAGTTGCTGCTAGACAAGGTGCAGGTTTTGCAATTGGAAGTTCCACAGTTGGGGGATTAAAAATAAATAATTAATATATTGAATAATTACTAATTAATATTATAAAATTAATTAGTAATTATTTACCAAAATGTCCATAAACATTCGTAAGTAAAAAAAATATATTAATTGCGATAGCATAGACTGACATTTAAAATTTTAATTTTTTTGATACACTAGTATCATTTATATCATTTATATCATTTATATCATCTCTTCCTGCATTTTTATCAAAATTCAAATTATTTATTTGTAAATGTTCATATAATGGTTCTATTTGTGTTAGTATAGATTTTTTTTCATTATAATTATCAACATATTCGGCTGATGCATCAGAACATGGTATATTTACTTTATACATACTAACAAGTTGAGGAATACTTATAAATGGCATATTATTAACAATAATTATATTTATAGATTCTGAGAGTAATATATCAAAACTTTTAGGGAATATTCCATCAATTAAATTACCAGTATTATCTTTATGATTATATGTGAAGCTTCTTCCTGGAGATGTTTGTTTAAGTATATAATCATCATTAATGATTAAGCTTGGATATAGTAATTCATTTTTCTGAGTTTTTAAAATTATAAAATCTAAATCATTTGGCACAAATTTTGAATCTATACCTTGTATTATAGATAAATATTTTATTGCAGCTGATCCTGTAAAAGCCCATTTATCTTGATATTTGTCATTCATATTTTGTGTAAAACTTTCTAACACATTTTGGAATTTATCTAAATCTATTACTGGGACTGCTACCATTGGATCTACATTATTCATATTTGAACCACCATATTTTTTAGACAAACTTTGATTTTTTAAATTTGTATATATTATTTTATATCTCATATATTATAAAAATAAATAATTTTATATATTTTTAAATATATAAAATTATAGATATAATAATTACTGATTTGAAATTAGAGGAATTAGATCTAATTATAAAATTAAAAAATCAAATTATAGATTAAAAATTTACCAAATGAAAAACTAAAAGATATAGAGCTTATTTACATCATTGGAAATTTAAAATGGGACAAATCCTTTTCGTTTAAAATTTATTCCACTCCCAATATTACTTATTATTTTATATGATGGGTGTTTTTCTTTCATATATTTTATTTGTGAATAGAAAAAATTGAAAAAAAACTCCTTTGTAAAGTGTATATTAATTTTACACAGAAACCCAAAAACGCCAGCTTAAAAACGCCAGCCCAAACACCTTAATTATTACATCTAATAACTGGTATCCCGCAATACCACTCAAATTATCTCAGAAAATGTCTTATTTCCAAACCTTCTTGGATTCTAAAAATAACCGTTTGGCCACTGCTGAATTAATCAAATACGTGAAGAAACACACAAGGGATGTACAGAACATGTCGGATGATAACCTGATTCAAAATTGTGTATTGGCATGGCGGGACATGAAGCGCGATGGAATCAGTCCAGTTCTTTCAATTACGTATATGTTTGATCCCGAGTTGATAGCTAAGGGCGAAGATGAGAAAGAAAAAGCAATTGCAACCGTCATTGCACTGCATTTTGTCTTGAATACTTAGCATTTTTGTCTTGAATACTTATGAACTCCGTTTTACCTCTTGAAAAGAAAAGTCAAGATTTGAAGTTCTACAAAATTGTTCTGGTCGTATTTTTGTTTGTATCCAACTTTTGTATATATGTAGCATATTCATACAGGTAGTATATATAGTAAAAATATATTTTTATTTTTACTATATAGATGGAATATAATCCCAATCAAGGGATTTACATATTTTTTTCCAAATTCTATCTTGTTCTTTTAACTTATCCTGACTTTTTAATAAAGGAAAACATGGTAAAAAATCGTATATTTCTAATAATTCACAAAATTTATGTAATGTGTATGAATAACTCAAAAAATTCTTTCTATTTTTTGGACAAAATGTAGTAAATGGTTCTTGACATTGTTTAAACATTTGTCTAAATTTTTCTTCTACTTCCCGTGTCATTTTTGGTGGTGGAATGCCTGACACTTTATTTATAATGTGTTGAACATGTTCATAATATTTATTATATGCTAATTTTTTTAAAATTGCTCTCATTTTGTTTGGCGTTACAAATTTATCTAATAATCTTTGTTTTTTCATTTCTATTAAAATTTTATCATAAACTTCATCTGGTATATCAGTTGATTCTTTCGCTTGAAATTGAGCTAACCATTCATTAAAATGATTTATGCGTTTATAGGAATATGCACTTGCATCAGGTACAGGTTCTTTATAGTTAGGTTTATCACTATCTAAAATGATTTCTTCACAGAAGCCACATTCAGTACAAATAAGATAACCATCTGATAAATGTAATGTCATTTCTGATTTACATTCGAGATTAGAACAAAATTTTGGTTTGAATTTTTTATATTTTCCTATTTTGATTTGTTTATTGTCTGTTGCTTTCAAATAATTTTCTAGTAATTGAGCTTTATTATTAGATGATTTTTTTTTTTTTACAATTGTTGAATTATTAAAGAAATCTACTATTTCCATATGTTTTACATCTCCTTGTTTTGAATTTTGTTCATAATAAGGAAGTATATAATCTATTGTATTATTATAATACAATAATTCATCTGTTCCATCATCTATTTTATGTAATTTTTTTGTTAATAATTTATTTTCTTGTAATATATCTGCTTTATTAGAAATTATTTTTTGTGTATATTCAGTATAGGATATATTTTCATATTTTTCTAAAATTTTATTATTTTGTTCTAGTTTTTGTATAATTTGTATTTTATCATTATTTTTATTTTCGAAAATAGTAATTTTATCTTTATGTCTTCTGTCTAAAGTTGTTTTTACTTTAGTTGCTTTATTCATTTTATAACATACATACTTATTTTAAAATTTGTTTAATTATTTGTTTTAAATGAAAAAAAAATATTATAAAACGCATTTATAATCTAATTTGATTAAAAAATATATAAAATATATTTTTTAAATCATGGAATTAACTTTAGATGATATTTATAAAGTTGTTGTTTTATTAAATGCAAAATTGAATGGATGGACAATAATGGTAAATGATTATAATACCTTTTACTTACTAAGAGAAAAAAAACATTGTAAAAAAAAAAATTCTGGTATAAAAGAAATAATAAAAATATGTAAAAAACCTTTAAATTTGGAAAAGGTTTTAAATGAATTAAATAATGAGAATAAATAATGAGAATAAAACTTGATATTTTAATATTATAGTATTATAAATATGGGAGGCGGCTTAATGCAACTAGTAGCTTACGGGGCCCAAGATGTTTACTTAACTGGTAATCCCCAAATTACATTTTTTAAAATTGTATATAAAAGACACACCAATTTTGCAATTGAAGCAATCGAACAAACTGTATCAGGTAATGAACTATTTGGATCTAAATTATCTTCTACTATAGCTAGAAATGGAGATCTCATTACTAAAATGTATCTAAAATGTAATGTTACTTTATCCGGAACCGATGGTAATTTCGCATGGGTTAACAAATTAGGTCATAGTATGTTAGAAAATATAGAAATATTGATTGGAGGTAGTCGTATTGATAAACAATATAATGAATGGTTAGATGTATGGTATGAATTAGCTAGAAATACAGCACACAATAGAGGTTATGATAAAATGATAGGAAATAATAAAGATATGACTATATTATCTCCAGATACTAAATCAGCAACATTATATGTGCCATTACAATTTTTTTGTAATAAATTTAATGGATTAGCTATTCCAATAATTGCATTACAATATCATGATGTTAGAATAGACTTTAAATTAAGAGATTCTACTCAATTAATTGTTAAGGAATCCATTGCAAATGTGACAGCATCTATATCAAATATTAGTATTTTATGTAATTATGTATTCTTAGATAGTGAAGAAAGAAAAAGATTCGCTTCTAGTACACATGAATATTTAGTTGAACAAATACAAGTTTCTCAAAAGGAAAAAGTAAATTCTGAACATGCTATTTATAATCTAAATTTTAGTCATCCATGTAAATCAATATATTGGTTTATTAAAAACGGAAATTATATTACAGGTAAATCATTTTTAAGTTATGTTTCAGATTCAACATATATTTATAGATCTGGATATGCAACAGAAAATATAACATTACTTAATAATGCTACTATAAGATATGTTTTAAGTAGAATGTATTCTAATGTTGGTGTTGTAAATTTAAGTTTAAATGGAGCAGAAACTCCGATTGCCGGAAGTGAAACAATTGCAACAATATATAATCATCATTCAATTACTGCGGATTCTGCTGTAATAAAAGCAAATTACAGTAGTTTAACTGATATTAATAATAATGATAATACTGCAAATTGTTCTGCAACTGATTTATCAAATTGGGAAGTGGTTACTCCTTTATCAATAGATTTAGTTTCTACTCCTATATCAACATTATTAGATGGAATTACAAGAACTACAGATACTTCTAATAGAGGTCATGTTAATTATGATATAATTGTATATCAATGGAATAATTATGGTAAATATATAGACAATTCTTTTAATCCAATTAAATCAGCTGTTTTAAAACTTAACGGTCATGAAAGATTCTCCGAACAACCAGGATTGTTTTTTAATTATTTACAACCTTACGAAACACACAAAAGTACACCAAAAGATGGCCTGAACTTGTACAGTTTTTCTCTTAATCCTATGGAACATCAACCAAGTGGTACATGTAATTTTTCTAGAATAGATAGTTCAGTATTAGAATTATCATTTGACTCTGATATAGCATCTATTAGTGGCAATGAATTATCAATTTATGCAATGAATTATAATATTCTTCGAATTATGAGTGGTTTGGCAGGTATTGCTTATAGTAATTAAAAATATATAGTAATTTTTAAATTATTAAAAATTATTAATAAATATTAAAAAATATATAGTAATTTTTAATAATTTATTAATTTATTAATTTATAAAAATATATAGTAATTATCATTTTTGTAAAAATTATATTTTTAATAATTATCATTTTTGTAAAATTTATTTTCTACCATAATTATATATTAGAAAATGGGTGGTGGTTTAATGCAACTCGTAGCCTACGGAGCTCAAGACGTTTACCTTACAGGTAATCCTCAAATTACTTTTTTCAAGGTCGTATACAGACGACACACAAATTTCGCTTGTGAAGCCATTGAACAGACTTTCAATGGTTCACCTTCAGTAGGTAGCAAAGCTACCGTACCAGTCACCAGAAATGGTGACTTAGTAACCAAAATGTGGTTACATACCATGGCAACCGCAGCTAACGGGGATGGTCCCGTGAATCTTGGATACGAATTAATTAAATCTGTTGAATTACAAATTGGTGGAACTAAAATAGATAAACATTACGGTAGATGGATGCAAATTTGGGGTGATTTATCTAGATCTGTTGATCAAGATACTAACCATGATGCTATGGTAGGAGTATCAGCACTAACAGATGGTAATACTAGTGAACTATTTGTCCCCTTACAATTTTTCTGCTGCAGAAATGATGGTTTAGCTTTACCATTAATTGCTTTACAATACCATGATGTCCGACTTGAATTTGAATTCGGTACTCCAGCAAATGTTACAATCTCAAACACTACATTATTAGTCAACTATGTATACTTAGATTCTGAAGAAAGAAAAAGATTCGCTCAAGCATCTCATGAATATTTAATTGAACAATTACAATTCACTGGTGTTGAAACTGCCGCTGTCGGAAATAACAAATTCAGACTTAACTTTAACCATCCCGTTAAAGAATTAGTCTGGGCACATGCAGCAAGTGAAAACGATGATTTAGGTGATTATGACAGGTGCTCAAATGCTTTGTTACAATTAAATGGTCATGACCGTTTCTCAGCACAAAGTGGCAAATTTTTCGAAAATGTACAGCAAAATATACATCACACTAGAGGTGGTGTTGAAGGTGTCAATGTATACTCATTCGCAATTAACCCCGAAGAACATCAACCATCTGGAACATGCAATTTCTCCAGAATTGATAACGCAACTTTATCATCAACATCTGGGGTAGCAGGCGTATGCTTCGTATATGGTGTAAACTACAATGTACTCCGAATCATGAGCGGTATGGGTGGTGTTGCATACAGTAATTAAATTTATTATTTTATATCATTTAAAATATATTTTACATAAATATATTTTAATTATTAAGAACATAAACTATATCCATTACAAAATTTGCATGTAATATTTTTTTACGTTTTTTGAATCTAAAAGTAAAAAACAGCAGCAGCTGTACATAATAATTATATATTATCAGATAGTGCTGTCGCTGGAGGCGGAGTATATGGTGTAAACTATAATGTACTCAGAATCATTATGGGTGTAAAAATGTAATATTGCATACAGTAATTAAAATATATGATAATAATTTTAATAACTAAAAAATATATAGTAATTTATATTTTTTAATTAATTATTTTTCTTACATATTACATATATAAAATATGGGAGGCGGTTTAATGCAACTCGTAGCTTATGGCGCTCAAGACGTTTATCTTACAGGAAATCCTCAAATAACTTTTTTCAAGGTTGTATATAGACGACATACAAATTTTGCATGTGAGGCGATTGAACAAACTTTCAATGGTTCACCTGAAACTGGTGGCAAAGCCAGCGTACCAATTACCAGAAACGGTGATTTAGTCACTAAAATGTGGCTTAAAACTACATTAGCAGGTTCTGCTAATTCATTAGTTGATAGAGTCGGTTTTGCTTTAATTAAATCTGTTGAATTACAAATTGGGGGAACTAAAATTGATAAACAATATGGCAGATGGATGCATATGTGGGATCAATTAACTAGACATGAAGAACATAATGATTCATATACCCAAATGATTGAACAAAATGGTACTTCTGATGCATTATATATACCATTACAATTTTTCTGCTGCAGAAATGATGGTTTAGCTTTACCATTGATTGCTTTACAATACCATGATGTCAGACTTGAATTTGAATTTGAATCTGCTGCTAATCTATCAACTGATAATATTTGCACAATGTCAAACACAACTTTACTTGTCAATTATGTATATTTAGATTCTGAGGAAAGAAAACGTTTCGCACAAGCATCTCATGAATACTTAATTGAACAATTACAATTCACTGGTGTTGAAACAGTATTAGCTGGTTTTAATAATAAAGTAAGACTTAACTTTAACCATCCTGTTAAAGAATTAGTATGGGGTGTACAAAATCAAGAGGATGAAACAAACACAAAATTTGTAAATTTTGCAGGCGACAATGATGAAAACCCAGTAAGCAAAGCTCTTTTACAATTAAATGGACATGATCGTTTCTCAGAAGAATCTGGTAAATATTTTAACTATGTTCAACCTCATTGCCATCACTCTAGAACTCCCGCTGCTGGTATTAATGTATACTCTTTTGCCCTTAGCCCAGAAGAACATCAACCATCTGGAACATGCAATTTTTCAAGAATTGATAATGCAACATTAAATGTTACATTAAATACAGACTCAGGTACATTATTATACGTATATGGTGTTAACTATAATGTTCTCCGAATTATGAGTGGCATGGGAGGTCTCGCTTACAGTAATTAAATGATATTAAAAAATATGGATAATAAATAATAATGTATAGTTTATTATTTATTATCCATATTTTTATCTATATGATATATATTAATGGGAGGCGGTTTAATGCAACTCGTAGCCTATGGTGCTCAAGACGTATATCTTACGACTAATCCACAAATTACTTTTTTTAAAGTAGTTTATAGACGACACACCAATTTTTCAATTGAGGGAATAGACCAAACTTTTAATGGAAAACCTGAACCTGGGAGTAGGAACATTGTTAATATTAACAGAAATGGTGATCTTATTACAAAAATGTGGTTAAAAACCACTATTGGTACATCTGATACATTAACTATTGTTAATGGTATAACTTATATATTAGAAGATCCTATACCAATCAATGAACATGAAGGTAGATGTCCTCCACGTTTACTAGATTTATCAGATAATATTATTAGTGCAGATTTATCAGATAATATTATTTTAAGTAAAAAACAAATTAAATGTGAAGGATTTAATGATTTTTTACAATTAACAATTGAAAATGCAGTTACTAGTACTGATATAGAAGTAAATGATATTCTTACATTATCAGGTTTTTATAATTCGGTATATAATGGTAGTTGGATAGTTGCTGAAGAACTATCAGATTATGACTCAGGAGAAACAGATGGTATCTATAAATTAACAGCTCCTCAAATGACAATTACACCTATTGAAGAAAGTCAATTTGCAGAAGTACAAATTTATAGAAATTATGAACAATTTAATTGGGTAGATGATTTAGGTTATGCTTTAATTAATTCTGTAGAATTACAAATTGGTGGAACCAAAATTGACAAACATTATGGTAGATGGATGCATATCTGGAGTCAGTTAACGAAAACTAACGAACATGCATTATCTCATACACAGATGGTGAATGGTAATAATGGTTTTAATTCTAATACATTATATGTACCTTTACAATTTTTTTGTTGCAGAAATGATGGGTTAGCTTTACCATTGATTGCTTTACAATATCATGATGTTAGCCTTGAATTTGAATTTAATTCTGCTGCTAACTGTATTTCTAATTTAAATAAAGCAGGAACTGCTGTTGGTACTAAATCAGAAAATGTATTTATGTCTAACACAAGTGTATTTATAAATTATATATATTTAGATAGTGAAGAAAGAAAACGTTTTTCTCAAGCATCACATGAATATTTAATTGAACAATTACAATTTACTGGTATTGATAGTGTATCATCGGATTCTAATGATATTTCAAATAAAATTAAATTAAATTATAATCATCCAATTAAAGAATTAATATGGGCAGTTGTTAAAGATGATATTATTACAGCTGATAAATTTACTAATTTTACAAATGGATTTAATTTAAATCCTGTATCAAATGCTATATTACAATTAAATGGTCATGATCGTTTCTCAAAACAAACTGGCAAATACTTTAACTATGTTCAACCATTAACTCATCATTCAAGAACTCCATCAGCTGGTATTAATATATACTCATTTGCATTACATCCAGAAGATCATCAACCATCCGGAACATGTAATTTCTCTAGAATTGACAATGCGACACTAAATATAACAACAAAAAATTCTGGTTCAAATTTATATATATATGCTATAAATTATAATATACTCCGAATTATGAGTGGTATGGGTGGTATCGCATATAGTAATTAAAAAATTTGATTTATTTATTTATTAAATAATTATATAATATAATTATTTAATGAATTCAAAAAATATAGAAAATTTACCTCTTAATGCTTTATCTCTTGATAAATTATTAGAAGAATTAAAAATAATAACAAATAATAAATGGCATTATTATAAATTATATGAAAATGCAGATAAAGTAATTAAAAAATATGAAAATATTATTTATCAAAAATGTAAACACGAATGGCAATGTGATTATACTGCATCAGGTATGTATGATGGACCTGATAAGATATGTAAAAAATGTAATTTATATCAGAATAATTATATGTATAACTAATTTTATTTATGTTTTTTAAAAACTAGGCTAATTCTATCATTTTTTATTTGTTTATTTTTTAGTATTCTGTGTTGATATATTTTCTGACATCCTTTTTTCATATATAATAAATCTCCAGATTCCAAATCAATATATGTTTTATTATTATAATTATTTATTTCTCTAAAAACAATAGATCTTGTAATACCAAAACTAATTATTACAGATTCTTCTTCCCATGTATCATAAATTTCATCACTATGATATCTCATACCAATATTACCATTTTTATAATAGTTAATTAATACTGAATCAAAATCAATATTATAGGGTAATCCGTATACGTCCAAAGGGCTATAATTTAATTTTACAATTTGTCTTATTTTTTCAACAGTTTTACTAATATTATCAGGATACATTATTTTACCACCATACATATAAGTATAATCTTTATTTGACATCCAACATGTTTGTCTTTCTTCAGAAAATGATATATCATTAATATTAACAATATCCTTTCTTAAATTTATTTCTTTTTTTAAATCATCTAAATAATTTTCAACAATAAAATTTTTTATTATATTAAACATTATTTTTAATATAATAATAAGTAAATATATTATTATATATATTCAATTTTTACTTAATAAATTAATTCATTTTTGAGATAATTTATATAAATTATCTCAAAAATGATTAAAAGGACATTTTATATTGGTACAGACATTAAACTTGCACCGAGTATCTCCAACATTATGAGAAAAATTACATTTATTTCCTCTTGTACAATTACCTCTAATATAAAATTCACACACTTTAACTTTTTGGGGATATTTTTTGGGATAGTTTTTGTCTGCATTAAATTTTTTTCCTTGTATTGCATGCAATGCAATAAGTATTGTCATTGGACTTGGACTAAATCTACCATTTTTACGATGTATTTGACGACTCTCAAAATTTACAGAAGTAAACTGTATTTTATTTTCTGTAAGTTGATTCATATTATCTATAATTTACATATAATTAATATTAATATATATTAATTTTTTATAATTTTTTTTTTCAATTTTTTTCAATTTTCTTTTTATCTAAACTAAATAAAAAAGGATTTAAATATTTTATATAAAACTTTATAAAGAAATAAAGTTTTATATAAAATATGAGTATTGACAAAGATTATTTATTAGATGATCCAAAAATTACAAATCAAACATGGGCATGTGTCTCTTTTCTAACGCCTGAATTAGTAAAAGGATGTAATATCAGATCCTTAAAAGTAAGAGGTATATATGGAGTTGAAGATAGAGCAACGGATAGATGTACAGAATTAAATAAGAATGATCCAAATTTCAGTGTTTATAAAGTAGAAGTTGGTAAATGGGTAGCTTGGTTAGACAATAAAGATAGTAATCTTAATGCAAATGATGAACTAAATAAATTAATGAAATTTTATAAAAAAGATAGAAATGAAGCTAGATTAAACCATAGTAAAAGAGTTGATAGATTAAAGAAAAAAACATCAATTATAGAGAATGAAATGTTAAATAATGAGGAAAAGGTTGAAAACACTGAAAATATAAAAATAGAGAATAATGATATAAAAATAGAGAATAATGATATAAAAATAGATAGTATTAAAGATGAAAATAAAATTAAATATTTAACAGAAGACGAACCAATTCCAAATCAGAAATTTTATTGTATATCATTTTTAGTTCCGGAAGATTATGATAATAACTCTGAATTATTTAATGTTAGAGGATTTAAAATTAGAGGTGTTTATGATACAGAAAATAAAGCCAAAGAACAATGTGAAAAATTATATACTTTAGATAGTGATCATAATACATATGTAGCAGATATGGGTCATTGGGTTCCTTGGACAGATGATCCAGATAAAGCAGAAAATTTTGAATATTCAAATAAAGATTTAAATAATTTAATGAAGTCTCATAAGGAAAACCAAGAAAAAGCTAAAACATTTAATGAACATCAAAAGAATGAGATGATTAAAGATAGTTTAAAAGAAGTAAATACAAATTCAGATAATGAAATTACAGATATAGTAGATAATATAATAGATGAATCTTTGGATGATGATATTAATATAAAGGAAGTAGAATTATTAGATAATTATGAAGATGATTATGAAGATGATTTAAATATAATTAATAAAGAATTAGATGATGCAAAAGAATTATATAAAAAATTATTATTAGAACAAAAAAATTAAATAATATATATATATATGATTGATTACATACTAGATTTATTAGGATATAATTCTAATAGAATAACAGAAGTATTAAATTTTCGATTTATAGTATTAATATTATTTATAATAAGTGTTATTTTTATAGTTATTTCATTAACAAAATCTTATAATGTTTGTCCACAACAGGAAATAAAATATAGATATATACCAAGATCATTTAAAGAAGAACAAGATGAGCCAGTTCCAATAAATAGTATATTTAGCTCAATGTTTAGTCAAGCATCTCCATGGATAAACTCATTTACTAAACAAACTGATGTTAAAAAATTAAGAGATAGTAATTATGTTTCACAATAAATTTAAATTAAATAATATTTAATTTAAATTTTAATAATTTAAATCAAGAGCTAGAATCTTTCATCTCATCTTCTTCTGTACGTTTAACAACACGAATAGTCTTGGTTGTTCTTTTACCATATGCATTCATATCAATAAATGGTAATCTTTTAGAATGATTTGCATCATAATATATATCATGAAATTGTTTAAATCTAGTACATCCAATCAAAAATTTTTCTTTATTTTGTGCTTTATACCAAAATACTTTTTTTCTTATATCAGTTGTTCTTAATCTATTATTAATAACCATTACCCCATAATCATCAGTAACTTGTAAAAAAACTTGATCAAATAATTCTCTAGTAGGAAACATACCTGCATAATGTTCATATAATTTCTTTCTATTATTAATAAAATCTTCACCTAATAAAAAAACAAAATCAAAATTAGATCTTAATTCTGGCTGAATACCTAAGGAATATTGCATCGATAATATAAATGTTAGTTGATAATGTCTACCCTCATTGAAAATTGTTAATACATTTGGATCTTTTAGCCATAAATGTTTTGTACTCATACAATCATCCATAATTAAAAAAGTTCTTGGATCTAAAGGTTTTTTATTGTTTTCTTTTCTTTTTTGATTTTTATCTAATATAATTCTTTGTCTCCCTAAAAGTCTAGGTATAATATCCTCTTTATATTCATGATGAATAAATGACACTGGAAAAAATTCATTATAAAATCCTGTCATTTTATCAGTGGGGGCAATTATTGTCCCACATGGTATTTCATTAATATAATTTAAAATATCTCTAATTACCCAACTTTTACCAGATCCAGATTTTGCTATTATTGCAATTCTAGGATTTAGAAAATCACCATGACTATCATGAACTAAATTATTTAAATCAAATTTATCTAATTGTAAACAGTCACTGCCAAAATTTATATCTTTAAAAGCTGTCATTACTATTATATAGATATTTTATTCTCTAAAAATTAGGAAGATCTGTAAAAACATCCTGGTCAAATAATGATGTGGAATTTGATAAAAAAGATTCATCTATTAATTGTTTGGATTGATCAAAATAAGAAGCAGCTGACCATACCAATGATCCAATTATAAGAGGAACTTTCATAGTAATATATAAAGATGGACATCTACATTTTCCATCAGAATTTTGTGAGGGTTTTAATTTTATTTTTTTATTTTCATACCCAACATCAATGTATAAAATAATATAAGTAATAATTCCTGCTATTAAACCAAATAATATTGGATTTAAAGTGTCAATATTCATATAATAATGGTTAGAAAATTTATAAACCATTAAATTTTGAAAAATATATTCCTTTTCTTTTTTCTTTATTTATTTCTGAATTTATACTATTTTTTATAGTTTTTATTTCAGAATTTATAGAATCTTGTAAATTACTAAAAACATCTTCATATTCATCATCATTTCCTATATAAGGAATAGAACTTTCACTATCTATATTATTATTTTTTTGTTCATTTAAAACTATATTTTTTATTTCATTTTCTGATTCAACATATTTAATCTCATTTTCTGATAAACTTTTTTTAATTTCATTTTCTGTTTGAAGTATTTCTTCATTTAATTGATTTTTATTATCAGAATAATATATTTTTATAGGTATAGATTGCTGTTTATTAGAACTATTATCACTATTATTATCACTATTATTAATATTTTCAAAAATATTATTAGTAAGAATACTTTTTTTCATTTCTTCTAATAATTTAGTTGTTTCGCCTTCACTATCATTACTATCATTACTATCATTATTATCATTACTATTATTATAAGATACTTTAAAACTTTTATCTGATACTATATTAATTTCTGATTCTACAAGATCTGGATTTTTTATTTTGGGGTTTTTTCCTAAATCACGAGAAAGTAACTGTTTTAAGTTTTCTGAATCAATATTTGATATTGGTTTATCTACTTCTTGATTACCAAATAATAAATTATTCCCTAAATATTGACTTAATATATGTTGAACAGGTAACATCTTTCTAATTGCCTCTTTTATACTTTGTTTAATTATATCATTACAATCTCTTTGATTTCTTTTTCTCTCAATTGGTTTTACCTCATGATAAAATAAATATGGAGCATTATAAAATTGTCTAGCACACTCTACATAACATCTATGAATAAATTTTGATAAAGAAATATTAAGATAATTCTCTTCTATATTAGAAGCATCTAATCCTGAATTATTATTTGATAATAATATAATATTTGCTTTAACAACTGCTTTTAGAAGATCTTCTAAAAAATCACATCTACTTGATGTCTTTATTCTCATTGTTTCACAATCAATCAAATTAGAATTCCAATTTGGAATTCTTTTTATAAATTGTTGAAAAGCTTTTAATAATTTACGCTCTTCACCTTTTTTAATTATTTTTTTAGATTCATTATAAATTGATTCTAATCCTTCATAAATATGTGGTGATAAAATATTTATTAATTGAATTGTATATTCATTTTTTGTTTCAACTAAAAAATTCATATATATATATATATATATATGATTATTTAAATATTTTTACTTAATTATGCGTTATTACCTCTTTTACTTAAAAGTTCATATTGTTTTTTATCAGCACATATACATCCTGTTCCCATTTTACCAGAACATGACATATTAGTAGCAACATATTTTGAGCCTAATTCCCCTTCTTTAATTCTGGGATCATTTTTTAAATTAAATGAAACAGGCCATTGTTTACCGCAACAATCCGGACTACACATATTAGTATCTAATTTATAACAACTTTTTAAATTACTACCACTGCTAAATGCCTCATTCATTTTTCCTGATAATAAATAATATAAAACAAATGCAACAAAAACATATACTAAAGTTTTATTTTCAAACATTATATATAATAATAATATAAAAAATTTAATTATTATTAAAATTATTCAATTGGACGAACTTTTAAATTATTTAAATTATTAAAATTATTAAAATTATTCAATTGGACGAACTTTTAAATATAAATCCTCTAATATCCATTTTTTATTTTTTAATACTCTGGATTTATAAAAAATTTTTAAATTTAAATCTTTTATTATAATATTATACATTTCTATATATGTTTTATCGTTAGCAACTTTTTTAAAAAATTTATCTTCACTTATTTCATATCCAAATTTTTTTATTGCTCTTTCTTGTATTCTATAAAGTTCATTTTCTAAAAAAATTATTATTTTATTTTCATTTTTAATATTAATTTTTAATTTTGAATTTATACATTTTATAATATAAATACCTTCTGGTGTAATTATTATTGATCCTTGAGTTTTTCCTAAATTATAATGATCAATGAAATGAAATAAATCCGATACACTTGGAAACTCATATAATATATTATCTTTTGTTCTTGATCCTGGTTTTGGTGTTGCTGGATGTGTGTGAAATATATATTCAAAATCAAAAGCATCTGGCATATTATCTGGTAATAATATTAAATCATCTACTCTATCAGATATATTTTGTTTAGCATTAATTATTATTCTTTGTAATCTAGATTTACCAAAATCTAATAATCCAGAATGTTCTGAATATCTTAATTTATTTTTATTATCAAAATATTTTCTGTCATTACTACCATCTATCATTAAAGCTTCCATAATTCTTAATTGATTTTTAGATATTTTTATATATCTTTCTTCATATTTTTTATAAACTCTAGCATTTATTTGATAAGTATCAAACATTTATAATTATTAAATTATTTAAATTTTTATTATTTAAATAATTTAATAATTATATTATTATAAAATCATAGAATCATATGAATAATTATAATTATTATTATTCATCATCTGACAATATTTTAAAAACAATTAATACAGATGGTTATTGTGTCGTAAAAAATATATTAAATAATGATGAAATAGAATCAGCAAAAAATGGATTATGGAATACAATGAATTATTTAACATCTAATTGTAATAAACCTATTGATAAAAAATGATCCTAGTAGTTGGGATTCATTTTTTGACTTATATCCAATCCATAGTATGTTACTACAAAATTGGCAAATTGGTCATGCACAATTTGTATTGGATATTAGACAAAATCCAAAAGTATGTGAAGTATTTTCAAAAATATGGAATATTCCATCTACTGAATTATTAACAAGTTTTGATGCAATTAGTTTTCATTTACCACCTGAAAAAACTAAAAAAGGATGGTATAAAAAACAATAATTACATACAGATCAAGCTCCTAATAAAAAAGGACTACAATGTATACAAGGAATGGTTACTTTATATGATGTAAATAAAGGTGATGCCACTCTTAAAGTTCTTGAAAAATCAAATAATTATCATGAAACATTCTTTGAAGAAAATAATATTAATAATAACAATAATTGGTATAAATTAAATGAAAATGAAATAAATTAAATGAAAATGAAATAAATTTTTTTAAAGAAAAAAAATTGTTCTGAAAAAAAAGTATTAGCAAAAGCAGGAGATATTATATTATGGGATTCACGAACCATGCATCAAGGAATTGAACCAATAAAAGAAAGAAAAAAAGATAATTTTAGATGTGTTGTATATGTTTGTATGACTCCAAGATCATTATGTAATAATTCTAATTTAAATAAAAAAATTTCTGCTTTTAATAATCTAAGAATGACAACTCATTGGCCACATAAAGTCAAATTATTTTCTAAATTACCCCAAACATATGGCAAACCTATTATTGATGTGCCTAATTTAAGTCCTCCTATATTAACAGATCTTGGAAAAAAACTTGTAGGATTTTAAATTATTTAAAATAAATTTATTATTCTAATATAATGAAAATTGGAATTGTTCAGAATAAACCCGGATTAGATAAAAAAAAAAATTTAAAAGATATATTAGAATTAATACCAAAAAATGATTTTGATATTTTAGTTTTGCCAGAATGTTTTAATTCTCCATATGGTATTGAATTTATTAAACATTATGCTGAAAATTTAGAAGAAGAAGGAGAAACATTAATATTTTTAAATAAATTATCATTAAAATATAATAAATCTTATATCATAGCAGGATCTATTCCAGAGTATAAAAATTACAAATATTACAATACATGTACTGTTTGGTTTAATGGTAATATAATAGCTATATATAGAAAAATATATTTATTTGATTTTGTAAATAATGAAAAAAGCAAAGTTTTTAAAGAATCAGTTATTTTAAGTTCTGGTAATAAACCAGTTTTTTTTAAAACTCCTTGGGGAAATATTGGGTTAGGGATATGTTTTGATTTAAGATTTAATGAATTATCTAATTTTTATAAAAAAAATGATTGTAATATATTAATATATCCAGGTAATTTTACAAAATGGACTGGTGATTTACATTGGAAATTATTATTAAGAGCAAGAGCAATAGATAATCAATGTTTTGTAGTAGGCTGTGCTACTGCTGAAAATATACAAATGAAATATAAATCATATGGTCATTCAATAATAGTAAATCCACTTGGAGAAATTAATCTAGAATTTGATTCAAATAAAGCTTCTGAAATATTTGATATAAATTTAGATCAAATACAATTTATTAAAAAATGTATACCACTAAATAATATAATAACTTTATAGCCCTTGCAGTTCTTCTAATACAGTCACATCTATAATTTTTATCTATTAATAATATATGTTTTATACAACAACAGGTGAATTTAAAATAAAAGAACATTTTGATACAACAGGTGAATTTAAAATAAAAGAACATTTTGATACCGAATTTATAAAAACTAAATCAACAGATAATAATAGTCTAGATATTTGGCATTATGATGTAAATGGACATTTAAAATCAGGTGTAATTTCCGATAAAGATGGTAGTTATCAAATATGGACAGGATATTGTTATGATAATGGATGTCCCAAAATATATGGAAAAAATAAACCTAACCTAAAAATTGATAAAGATGGTACAACATTTGTCAATAAATTATGTGTAGGAAGTGAATGTATGACATCAAACAAATTAATATTAATTAATTTAGTTGTTGAAATGATGGTTAAACAACTAAATAAAAATCCTGAATTAGATAATAAAAATATAGATGATTTAACAGAAGCAGAATTATCTGATTTAGTAGAGGTAATGAAAAAAAATAATAATAAATAAAATATTTAATAATATATGACAAATAATATTATTAAATATTTTGAAAAAGGTATATATACAGAAGAACAAACATATGAATATATTAAAGATTTAAATAATTGTGAAATAATAATTTCACAATTAAATTTTTATAAATTATCAAAAATACACCAAAAAAAAATTTATCCTTTTATTAAAAGAGATCAACATTTGAAAGATTTAAGTTTACCTTTTTTATTAGATATTAATGCTACAAAAGATCAATATTTATTAACTGAATTAGAAATGAAGTATTATCAAAATAAAATTGATGATTTTTTTAATGATAATAATAATTTAGAAAATTATTATTTAGATCCTTATAATTTAACAAGATTTGGTTATATAAATAATCTTAATAATATATCTAAAGTTACAAATTGTGTACCTATTAATCATGATTTTAAATATATAAAATATCATAATACAATTCAAAAATTAGGATTTTATATTTTGCCAAAAAATGTTAGTCCTGGATTTAAAAATTTTAGAAGAATTGTTCATACACTAAAAAATTATTTTAATATTTCTTTGTTTGTTGATAATTTAGAAAATGAATTAGATTCAGATGATAAAAAATTCTTTGAAGGAGTGGATATACATTATATAGCAAATATGCAAAATTATGAACTAGCTGATTATATATATTCAAAGCAACTTACTATTCTTATTTGTATATATGGATTTTATAAAAGAAAAAGTACTATTACTGCAAAACCTGCACCTATAGTAATAAGTTATCAAGAGCCCCCTGTAATATATCCAAAAAATTGTTATGATTATAATTTAATAGATATTAATTTATACAAAACATTAAAAGAATATGGTAATATTAATGAGAATAATTTTAATTTTATAACTTTAAAAAAAACTTTTATATTACCAACACCATATTATTCAGATTTTATAAATATTACTGAACCAATATATGATAGTAATTCTATAAGAATTGGTTTAATTGCAAATGCTCCTAAGATATCTCATGAAATTATAAAATTAATAAAAAAAATAATTAAATTAAATCCTAATATTATTGTAACAATATATGGTTATATGAATAAAGAATGGATAAATTCTTTATTTGATTCTTCTCAAGTAATACATGATATATATGATAATACAAATCCAACAAATTTATTAGATAATATTTTATATATTGATCCAGTAATTATTAATAGTCATTCAACTTCATTAGAAATTCTTAAACTTAAAAGACCTATAATTGGATATTATAATCCAGAAAGATATTTAGGTTCTTTTTCTCATTCTATTATTACTGCATTAAATATGCAAAAATATTTATTAGCTGATAATATAAATGATTATGTGAAACTAGTTAAATTATATACATATAATGCGGATGTATATTATAGTTTTTATAAAAAATTTAAAAAAAAACTAAAACAATTTCCTATAACATCTGATCAATACTATGTTGATGATTTTGTTGAAACTCTAAATTCTTTCTATAATAACTATTATGAGGAAAAAATTAAAAATATTATTTAGAAAAATGATAATCTTTTGATAATTTTCTAATTGAAACACATCTTTGTGATGAAATATACTCTAAAGATTCGTTTGGATTACAAATAGCAAATTCAGAATCAAATGCTAATCTTTTTACAGATTCATCTCCCTGTTGAATAGCAGTAAAATCCTTTTCATCTCTTCTTGGAAAAAAAAACCCTATACCGTCTAATTGAATTCTAAACTTTCTAGAACAAAAACTATCCTCTATAAATCGTAATGTCCAATGTTGTTGTTTTTCATGTGATGAAATAATTAAAATTTTTTCTATATCTTTTTTTACTCTAAATTTATGTAGATAACCTGATTTTGTCGGATACATAGCACATCCAACAATATAATCAGCTGCTAATCTTTTATTAGGAGAAAAATATGCAACCAATCTATCTTCTCCTAATCTTATATCGTATGGATTAAATGATTCTCTATTTAAAGATCCATGGTAAAGTATACTACCTTTTGGTATAGTGTAAAGAGTTGTTTTTGAAGGTTCCATATAATTTAAATATCTATCATTGTAAATACTCATTTGTTGATGTTTCAATACATCTGCTTCATCTATATCTTCCCCTCCTTTTTGATTATTTTCATAATCTAAATTATAATATTTTAAAGAGATTTTATCAATCATTATATTATATATATATATAAATTTGAAAAATTTGAAAAATATATATTTTATATAGATTTATTCTAATTAAAACTTGAAATATTATAATATTGATTTAAAAATATAATATATATTATTTACTAATAAAATGGAAGGGCATGCACAAGATCAAACAAAAACAACAGATTTTAAAAAATTTTTTAATAAATCTAAGAATATGCCAAAACCTGTAAAACAACCTAGTAAATTCTCTAATAAAGAATACAATCATTTTAAAAGTACAAGTACAAGTTCAAGTTCAAGTTCAACGGAGGAATTTGCTAATAAAAAACAAGAACATTATTCTTCTAATAAAGAATTTAACCAATCAAAAACTATTTTTAATAATAAAAACTATGAGAATTCTCATACAACTGAAAAAAAACCACAAACTACATTTAATAACGAAACCTATAATAACAAAACCTATGACAAATTAGAGCCTACTGACATATTATCTAACTTTTCTACAAAAACAGGCGTTTCGTCGTCTAGGTCTGGAAGATTTAGTGATCACGCATCAAATAACATGTCTAATGAGCGACCTAGCCGATTTAATAATTATAATTCCAATGATATGTCTAATGATAGACCTAATCGATTTAATAATAATAGATCTAATGATAGACCTGACAGATTTAATAATAATAGATCTAATAATCATAGATCGAATGACAGACCTGACAGATTTAATAATCCACAACCAACACAGGAAGATCGACCTCCTACGAATGGAGATATGATTTGGATTGAAAATAAAATAAAAGAACTTGAAAACATTATTAGTTCAACAAAATACATGTCACAAAATAAAAAAGAAAATATTGAAAAAACACTTCAAGAATATAAAGAAAAACAAAAAAACGCATTTCCTTCTCTAAAAGGAAATGCATCAACAAAAAATACAAATATATCTTGTTGGAATACACAATCTTCTAAAATATCAAGTAGTGAAGGAGTTGATACAATAAATAAACAGACACGAAAACAATGTGCTGCTATTAAAAAAACACAGACTGATAAAGAAGATGCAGTAAAACTTGAAAAACAAAAACAAAAACAAAAAATTTATAATGAACATATTGAAGATGAATTTACAGGAATTGACTTTATATCTGATGATGAATATGATAGTGAAGATCTTTAAGATAATTTATTCTTAACATACAAATTATAAATTTTTTTATTTTTCTGACTAAGAGCTAATTTTACCATAGTTTTATCTATTTTAATAATAGTTTCAACTGTTTTTACATTAGTATCATAATCTTTCATTATATTAAATAATTCTTTTATTTTTTCATTTTTAACTAAATGATATACTATTTTATTTAGATTTATAATATCATTAAATGATTTATCAGTAAATATTTTTTGTAGATTTGTAATTTGTTTTTTATTAATATTTTTTAATGATGTCTGGTTTAAATCAGAACTAAATTTCATTTCATAATATGAAATTGCGGATTTTTTAAATTTAGGATTATGTTTATTTATATGATATGATGTTTTTGAACATGTATGAAACCCATGAATATCATGTAAAAACCAATTTTGATCTGTATAAATATTTGTTTCTATCACATCTCCCCTAGATATTGATTCTATCACATTTTTCATCGAATTTAATAAAATTTTATTATTATTTTTATATCTAATTAATAAACTTTTATAAAAATTTTCATGTATTGTTAATGGAACAAGGACTTTATCAACTTTATATAAAATTAAACTTTCATTAATATCACAATATTCATCTATTAAATCTTTAGATGCTTCAAATAAACTAGTATCTTTACATTTTTTTTCAGAATTATAAATATATAATTTAATAGATTCTGAATCTATCTCATTATTAAAACTATTTTTTAAATCATATAATATAGATATCAATCTTCTCATATCATTTTGAGAAAATTTAATAATTTTTAATTTTATTTTCTCATCATTAATTATTATTTTTTCTTTTAGTATTATTCTATTTAATAATATTAATAAATCATTATTATTTGGTTGAATTAACTTTATTGCATTACTATATTCTAATATATCAGTTAATAATTTATTATGTTGCATATTAGAAATAAAAATTATAGGAAATAATTTTTTATTATTATTTAATTTTAATAAATCTTTTATTCTAGTTTTTTCATTTTTTAATGTTATTTTTTCAATATCATTAATAATTAAGGCAAAATTTTTATTTTTTTTATTTATAAAAAATTTCTCTAACGTATCTCCTTGAAAACAATTTATTAAATCATCAAATAAATTTTTGGCTTTTTCATCCTTATAATCTAACCATTTATAATAATATAAATTATTATCTAATATTATTTTAGTAATTAAATTTTTACCAACTCCATGATAACCTTGGATTACTATAGAATTATTATTTTCATTTTTAAAATTTGTTAACCAATGGTTAAATTTTAAGATATTATTAGAATTACCAATAATATCTTTTATTTTTTTAGGTTTATATTTTTCTATCCATAAATCTGACATATTTAATAATTATATTTAATAAAATATCTATTTATTTAAATGTCTATTTATTCAATTTTAGGTATTTTATAATTATCTATTTTATAATTATCTATTTTCCATTTAAAATGTTTTGCATATTTTAAAAAATCTCTTTTTCTATGAATTTTTCCATTTTCTAAATCAGTAATAAATATATTAGGATATGATACAAAACATTTTTTGGATATTTTTTGGATTTCTATTAAATATTTATCTAATGGATAAACTAAATCTTCCATTAATTCAAATAAAATTTTAAATATATTATTTTTTAGTGCATATGCAAATCCACCATATGTATCTTTCGCATTATAATATTTATTATTTATATTAATATTATCCCATTTTTTCTGAATACCTCCAAAATATAATATATCATAATTTTTTATTTTATCTACCAAAGATAAATGAAGGGTTTCATAATTATTATGTATATATATATCATCTTCTAATATTAATATTCTTTCATAATTTTCATATATTGCATCCTTAATTGCATTCATATGAGCAATTAAATTTCCTAATTGAGATTCTAATTTTATTTTAGTTTTTTCATATAATGGTTTTTTTTCATGTTTACCAATATTATTCCAATGATTCCAACATTTACTTTTAGTTTTAAATTTATTTTGTAAATCTATGTTTTTTCTTAAGTATATATTCTCGTCAAAAATAAATTTATTCATATATTTATTATCTAAATTTTTCTGATATAACCATCTTTGATAATATTTCATATATTTCTTATCAGTTTTTATTAAAACACCATCTATTATTTTATATTTTATATTCTTTGAATTAAATGTTCGAGTTAATGTTTTTATTTTATCTCTTTCATTAGGTAAATTAATTATATAAATACAATCAAAATAATCCTCAAATTTATTACTACTTTTTTTAATTTTTTTTTTTTTAATTTCTAACCTATTTTGTTCTCTTTTTAAAGAACTATCTGAATCTGACTGTAAGTTATTTGGCTTATTTATCATTTGATAATCCATCATAAATGGATCAGAATCTATGAGATGTTCATTATTATCTGAAAATGTTTTATTAAAAGTAGTATCTATTTTTCCAGAAGACGTTTTTTCAAAATTACTATCTAATATTTTATCAATCTTTTTATCAATATTTGTATTATACGAATTTAATACATTTTTAAACATTTCTTCTAATTTGCTAGAATTTATATCTTTTATTTCTGATTTTAATTTATCTATTTCTTTAATTTTATCACATGTTATTTCTTTTAAGTATTTCTCTCTTGATAATGTAATTATTTTATCAACATTTAATGTGTCAGGAACAATCACCTCATTAATATTCTCTTCATTAATATTTATTTTCATAGTTAATACATACTCATTTGTATCTACTTTTTTTTTATCTTCTTTCGATCCATCTGATCCTACTTTTTCATTACATATATCATTCGACACATCATTAGACACATCATTAGACACATTATTTGATGACGTAATTTCATTAGTTATGTCATATGAAATCATAATGTCATCGGAATCTTTATAATTATTATTTAAATCATCTGTAAATATATTATTATCTAAATCTGTTAAATTATTAAATATATCATCCATATTATTATATATTCAATATATAAATATTTAATTAAATAATTCAAACATTTCATATTCGGATCCAAAAAATATAGGAGTTCTTTTATGTATATTATTTAATGGAAAATCTATTTTTAATATACTTTTTTCACCATCATTAGAAAAACCTCCTGCTTTTTCAATTATATAAGCAAAAGGATAAGCTTCATATAATATTCTTATTTTTCCATTCTTATTTTTTATATTACCTGGATATAATATTATCCCACCTTTTATTAAAGTTCGATGAAAATCTGCAACCATTGACCCTACCCATCTCATATTATAACTTTTTTTTATTAAACTATCTATAAATTCATTATATTTATTATCATATAAATATTTATATGACTCATTTATTGAATATATATTACCTTCTTCTTTCATTTTAAAATTATTACAAATTAAACTCCATTTATCTTGTAATGGATCTAAATTATAAATATCTATTATACCATATTTACAAATAACTAATTGTGTACAACCACCATATAAACTATATCCTGCTGCTACTATATTATTCCCATCTTTTATCTTATTATTATCATATTCAAATACACAAAATATTGTACCTACTGTTATATTTACATCTATATTAGAAGAACCATCTAATGGATCAAAAGCAACAAGATATTTGCCATTTTCATTTACTAAAACTAAATTTTCTTCCTCCTCAGAAACTAAATATTTTATACTATCAAGTTTACATAGATTTTCTTTAAATATAGAATTTGATTTTATATCAAGATATTTAATTTGTTCACCACTACTATTTTCACTACCTAACACATAACTTAAATCTAATGGACTTGTTTTTTGTATTATATAAGATATTTCCTGTACACTTTTATATATTTTATTTAGTATAAGATCTAAATCGTTATTTATCATTATTAAATATAATATTAAAATTAATATCTACCTTAAAAAATTAATTAAATGTGTAAATAATATTATCATCATTCAAACTCGATATAAATCATTATTATCAGTAAATGATATAACTTATTTATTTTTTTGATAAATTAAAACAAAAATATATATTTAATATATAAAATATGATTCTTATTATTCTAAATAAACTAAGCGGATCTGGTAAAAGTCTACAAATATTTCAAAATTATGTCAAACCTTATTTATTAAATAATAATTATGATTATACACTTGTTAATGATAATAATTTTAATAATGTTAATTTTCATCAAATTAAAAAAATTATTATTATGGGAGGCGACGGTACACTTAGTTATTGCATAAATAACAATATATGCAATGATAAATTAATATATATTATACCAACAGGATCAGGAAATGGTCTTGCTAAAAATTTAAATATATGTAATATAAAAGATTCAATAAATGCGTTAAATTGTGATAATAAAGTAAAAATTAAATTACAAAATATTAAATATAATAATAAATCTAAGAAAAGTTTTTTATATATAACTTTAGGTTTAATATCAGATATTGATATTGATTCAGAATGGTTAAGATATATTGGAGATACTCGATTTTATTATGGAATTATTAAATTTTTATTATTAGGTAAAGTTCTTAAATGTTATTTATCATATTGTAATCAATATGATCATGTTAATGATATTAGTGGAGATTTTTGTATGTTTTGTTCTGGTAAGTTACCATGGATATCAAATGATTTCAATATGATCCCTAATATAAATTATGACGATGATCTAATTGATATTATTTATATTGATAGACCAATCACTTTTATAGAAAGATGTATTTTTTTGTATTGGTTTATAAAAAAAAAACATATTGATTGTTGTGATTTTATTAAACATATACGAGTTAAAAATTACGTATTAGAAAAATTTAATGACGATAGTAAATTTGTATATGACGGAGAAGTATTAAATACAAATAAGATTTCTGTTAATGTCACATCTAATATGAAACAAAATCATCTACATTACTCTTTATTTACATCTTTAGAAAAAAATGATAATTTTATTACAGTTTATAAAAATTAATATATTTTAAATGCTGATTATGGTAATTTAAAAACATTGCTTTGTCATAGTTGGCTTCTTTATATATGTAAAATCAAAAACATATATAATCCTACAAACAATAAATATTAGTTTTAGTTAACACTAAAACTAATATTTATTGTTAATTTTACTTAATTAAACATATATCATTCATATATATGGATATAGATATTGATGCAGAATTTTATAAAAAAAACTATTTAGATATACGTGATCTCGAAGATGAAAAAGTAAAAGATCATTTTATTAAATATGGATTTTGGGAAGGAAGAATTGCTAGTCAAAAAATGTTAGATGATAGAATAAATAAAAATATAGAAATTGCCAAAAAAATGAATGAATCTATAACTGATTATAACTATAAAAAAAAAAATTATGAATTAATAAATATTATTATTAGAACATCCAATAGACCAAATTGTTTTAAAATTAATATTAATTCTATAAAACAACAAAATTATAAAAATGTGGTTTTACATATAACATATGATAATTTAGAAACTTTACATTATATAAAAAATACATTATCAGATATTGAATTACAATTTAACTTAATAGAAGTTAAAAAATCACACGAAGAATGTTATTATAATAATTATTGTAATATCGTTTTAGAAAATATTCAAAATGGTTTTATTATATTTTTAGATGATGATGATAAATTTTATCATCTAAATTCACTCAAATATATTAATGAATATTTACACGAAGATCGATTTTTAGTTTGGGAATATTTCAGACCTGATAAAATTATCGGGCCCAAAAAAGGACAAGTCAAATCTGGACTAATTACAAGTTGTGGGTTTTGTTATCATTCAAAATATAAATCTAAATGGATGATTAAACGTGCGGGAGATTATGATTTTGTAAAAAATTTAATTAATAATAATCTATTAAAAATAGCTAAAATAAATAAAGTAATAACTTCTGCCATTAATTTTAAATACATTTATGGAGAAGGCAATTGTATAGATTTAAATTAATCATATTTATAATTATATCCCATAGGTCTTGCCAAAAAATATAAAACCTTAAATTACTTTTAAAATTTAAAATATAATAATATTAGTTTCACACCATCTTAATTTAATATAAAACGAATATATAAATTTATCTTTATTTATTATATCTAAAGTAATTAATATATCCAATTTGACATAAATAAAACATATTAATTTTTTAATAAATATATTCATTTATATAATGAATTTATATGAAAGATATGAGAATATATTTACATATGATGACTTGGCATTTAATAAAACAAAATTAATACCACAAACATTATCTGCTAATTTATATCTAAAATATAAAAATAATACAGATTTTTTAAAAAATAAATTTAATGATAAAATCGATAGACAAATTATAGATATTCAAAATATCTATTTATTTACTTTTAATAGAGGTAAACAATCTGGTGGTAATTTTTTCCATTTTCATTTTCATTATTTACAAAAATTAATAGGGTTTTTAGAATTAAATGATGAAAATATACAATTAGGTATTCCACTAAATATGTTAGAGTTTCAAAAACTACTTATATTATCAATAGTACCTGAATCCAAAATTGTATATTTAGATATTTATCGTTATAATTATAATATAACAAATGGTTATATTGGTTTATATCAAAATATTAATTCTTTACCAAATAAACTATTTGATATATACCAAAATATAGGATTAAAATATATATCTAATCAAATATCTGATTATAAACAACATCAAAATATTAATAATTTATTTATTCGTAGACATAATGCAGGTAATGCAGGCATTAATAGATATATTATTAATGAAGACGAATTAATTAAATATTTAAATACTATGAATTTTCAATATTTCTATTTTGAAGATTATGAATTAAAATTAAAATTATTTAATCTTCTTAAATTAAAACCAAAAAATATTATTATTGAAATTGGGGCAGGTCTTACTAATTTATTATATTTTCCAAAAAATATTTTACAAAATATTAAATTTATTATCATAGATCAACATAATTGGAAATTAAAAAATTCACGTATTTATGATATTATAACTAAATTAGAGCTTAATCATACTATTATTACATGTAATAATCAAATAATTAATGAAAATGATTTACAAAATAATCCATTTAATGTTGATATTGATGAAATAAATAAAGCAATCAATTCAAATATTTGAAGATACTACGATAGTAATGAATCAAGTTGAAATTGATATTATATATTAACTCTTACCATTTTTCAGGCAATTTTTATAAGAGCAAAAAAATCATCTGCAAAGGTATTTCTCCGAACCAATGCTTTCTCTTCTTTCTTCTCAGAAAGCTCCTGGATGTCCGCAATGGTCTCCTCGAGCTTAATCTGGAGATTATTTCTCGTCTTTAGAGCATGCGTATCATGGAGCTGAATCAGAAGACTATTTTGAAGATCCGTGAGATATTTTTTTTTAATCTTCCAAAACTTGTCAAAGTTTTCTGCTTTTTTATTCCAAATATCAGAAAGCTCTTTTTCATCAGCTTCAGTTTTACTCCTTGGATCCTTAAATTGATTTTTCAGAATAATAGACTCTCTGCCACTAATTCCATCTTCAGTGAATTCTACCTCTGTATTCACCATAATTACTATTTAATGAATGGTATGTTTATGAACTTTAACATACAGATATGTATCAATATATATTCCTTTATATTGAATTTTTATATGGATGAAATAAATATAGCAATCAAGTTGAAATTGATATTATATATTAACTTTTACCAATGTAAATTATCTTAACATATCGTTTCTTAAAGAAAACCATGAATCATCGCACCTAGGTTAATTCCTCGTCATCGTCGCAATCACTACACAAGTAATGTCCTTGATTATGACAATATTTACTTCTAACCTCGCACAGGATGCAATTGCTTCAGGTTTAGCGAGGATTCCAATCTCTTACTATTTGATTTGACCTTTCTATTGATTTAGTGAAAGCAACGCTTGGTGTCCCAGTGAGATGACGACCAACAACCGGGACAGGATTTTGGACTAAATTCGCACCGAGATCAATATCAACAAAAGGTTTTAGGTGATTCCCCGGTCATAGAACGGCAATCTATAAGATCTTCCATAAGTTCCGCGGGTTTAACAAACTGAGAAAAATTTCGAGTAAGTTTATAAATCTTAGCAGCTTCCTTAATTCTCTTAATCAAAACATATTTTTTCCAGTATCTTTGGATTAAGAAAGCATATTTTGAATTGTCAATTACACAATTTCTCTCTAGTATAGAATTTCTATTTTTCAAAAAACTTACACTCGCTTCTAAAGCTTCAACCTTTTTGTTCAAAGTATTGAATTTTTTCTCCAGTTTATTTTCGTCTACCTTTTCCAATTTTTTATTATCTAAATTCTGCGCCAGCGTTTTATTGGTTTTTTCAAGAGTTTCCATTCGCTGCACAAGTTCGCTAATTTTACACTCATGAATCCATAAACCAGCATAAATCATAGGTGTGAATGAATTTATCGACACAAGATTAGCGAGAATCCCTGTTCCAGATTCATCATATGATCTCCATTGGGCTTTTAAAGTCCTATCATATATGTGATTTTTAAGTGTCTTCACCAATTCAATATATTTTTTTACAGTGGTGGGTGGTTGCCCATGGGCGGTTGCTTCATCTGGAACCTTGAAAAACATGCACGCGAGCTTGGTTGCGTGTGGATTAACATGCGCGTGTATATCTGGACTATTTGTAGACCTCGCGGGGATTTTGCAC